GCCCCGCGCGTCGGGTCGTTGCTTGAAAAGTCTCCAAAGCGGAGACGCAAGCCGTTTTTCAAAACCATAATTTTACCTCCCGTTTCGGTTCGGCGGCTGTTCAGGCCGCTGCTGTTCACGGTTTTAACTCTACCGCTGTTCTGCGTTTGTCCCGCTCGCCGGAAGATTTTTTTCGCCGCTGTTCAGGGATTTTCAGGCTGTTCAGGAGATTTCCGCGCGGGCTGTTCAGGCGCTGGAACTTCTGGGGAGTTTTCCGGCGGCTGTTCTGAGCGTGCGCGTTCCGGCTGCTCTGGTTTTTTTGCCGCCGTTGGCAGGCTCCCGCAGCCCCCGCGCCCCAGCCAGGCGCGGACATACTCCACCAGCGCGGCGTTTACCGTCTGGCCGGACGCTTCGCAGATCGCCCGGAAGCGCTCGCCCGTGGCCGTGTCCACCTTGGCTGCAAGCGTGATTCGGTTAACCGCCGCCCATGCGTTTTGTGTCCGCCGCGCCGCGTCCGTCCGTCTGCTGTTTGGGTTCTTTGCAATCGACATTTTAAAATGCATCCTCGCTTTCGTTCGCTTTACACTTTTTATTCTACCGGCGCAGGCCGGTTTGTACCATCGGCAAAATGAACAAAAATAGGTTAACCGATTCGTACATTTTTTCATAAATTAAGTGTTGAAAATAGGTTAACCAATGATTATAATATAGATATTAAGAGGTCAACCAATCAAGCGAAACAACGAACGCCCCGCAGGGCATAGGCCAAAGGCCGGAAAGGAAAACAGATGAAATACACAATCGAGCTTCAATCGAAAGATATTAGCAGCCTTTGCAGGGCCTGCACACACATCCAGAGCGATTTTATCAAAGACGCCGACGATCTCACAATCAGCGAGGAACGCCGCGAACAGTGCGCGAGATCGGCGGAATATTGGGGCAGCCTGCGCGCCAACATCCGCAAGCAGTGGAACGCAGCAATGGACGCCGCCGACGCCGCACGCGAGGCAAAGCAAGCCGCCAATCAGGAGCAGGAAGCCCCCGCGCAGGACACCGCCGAGATCATGCAGCAGGCCGTGACGCTCCCGCAGCGCGTCGCCTTGTACGTCCCCGGCACGCAGGGAGCCGACACCGCAACCGATAACGCCGCGCAAGTCGAGCGCGTCGCGGCGGAGTTCTCCCGGATGTTTGGCGGCGCGACCGCCCAGGAATCAAACGGCTTTTGGATGTCCAATACCGCCGGACTGGTCCGGGAGACCGTGACCATCGTTTACGCCAACTGCACCGCCGACCAGCTCCGCGAACGCCTGCCGGACGTGCTGACGCTGGCCCAGCAGATCAAGCGCGAAATGGCGCAGGAAGCCGTCAGCGCCGAGATCAACGGCACACTGTACATCATCTGAATTATTGCCATCCCCGGCGGCACACGCCGCCGGGAACCGAGAAAGGAGCACAAAATGCAGAATCTACCGATCAACATTTCTCCCACCTGCGCGGGAATCTGGCACATGCCCGAAGAGATCCGCGCCGCAGCCGCCGACGGTCTGCGAATCGACTACAACGCCGGACGCGGGCACGTCATCCGCTGCCGGAAGGCGGCAAGCGTCGCAGGATGGATTACAGCCGTAACCGTCAGCGGCTCCATTTTGCAGGCGTGGGCCGGTGAATTTACTGTTGCCGGGGAGGTGAGAGCATGAGCACAACCAACCAGCAGGCGCACCGCCTGCCCCTGCTGCACATCAACGCCGACGAACGGCACGCGCTCGAAAGCTTCGGCGAGTGGTCCCCGGCAATGGCCCGCGCCTGCATGGAGCGAAACCGCCTGAATTTCGACGATGTGGAGCAGATCAACAATCACTTTGAATCGCACCGTTGGGGAAGCGATACGGATAGGCGATACCGCAAAGCCGCCGTAAACCGCGCCATTAAAGCCGTAGCGGCCAACCCTGCCGCATATCTGGCCGATTGATACCGGCCGCCCCGGACACCCTAGCAGAGCCGCACCGGGCACCAAAGCGGCCCCGCCCCATCAAATAAAACGAAAAAGGAGATCATCACCAATGAGAAAATCACAGATCATGCGGCAGGCGTGGAGCCTTTACCGCTCGTCCGTCGCGGAGTTCCCGGAAACCCGCAGCCGCGCACAGTTCGCGCTTTGCCTGAAAGAAGCGCACCGCATCGCAAACACCGCCGCGAACGCCCGCCGCGAGTGGGAGCAAATGACCGGCGCGCAGCAGTTTGAAGCCTTAACGCGCATGGCGTGGGCGGTCCGGAAGCGCGCAGAAGCCACCGGGCGCGGAATCGATACAGAGTGGATACGCACCACGGACGACGCGCAGACCGTCGCCGCCGACGCATGGCCGCGCGTTTTGTCTGCGCTGGACCGCAACGACCAGCGCGAGGACCCGCGCCCCCTTGTGTTTATCCTTTACGCCGCCTGCACCCAGGCAGCGCACAGCATCAGCCGCGCCGAAATCCGGCACGTTTCCGCCTGCATCAGCGCAGACGCCATCACCCAAGCCGCGCAGCTTGAAACGGCAGGCGCACAATCCCCACTTGATATGCTCCCCAGCGTCACCGCGTCCCGCTTCGGCGGAGACCTGGAAGAAGGCTACAGCATCCGCGCCGCCCTGGACACCGCCGCCGGAGACAAGGACGGACGCGCCATCGTCGCAGGCATCGCCGCCGGTTACACGGTCCGCGAGATTGCCGATCAACTAGGCATGAGCAAAAGCGCCGTACAGCGCCGCATTGACAAGATACGCGCCGCCTACCTCGCGCAGATGCAGGCATAACAGCACCAACGACACCACCAGCCGCCCCGGAACACCCCGGAGCGGCTTAATCATGCCTAGCCCATCATATCACCCCGCCGCCACCGCCAAAGCCCCCAGCATCCACCAGACAGCCCCCCACGGCGTGCCTACCACGCCACCGCCCCGCCGCCCTCGCGTATGCGCGCACACGTACTATATTATAATCGCGTGCGTGCGCGTGCGTTGATTGCCCGCGCAGTATAAAAAGATATACTAGAGTACACCAAAGAGCCAACCACCACGCCAAACCAGAGCCAACCAACGCCCACTTGATCAAGAGTTCACCCACTCAAGCAAGCATTCAGCAGGTCAAAAGAGAGGACACAAGGAGGGAGGGGAGGAAGTGTTCGCGGCTTTGCCGTGTTCAGAACCACGTGAAACAATGTTTTCCACTGTTTCACGAAATTGCACCGCCGAAGTCGGAGTTTTCCGCATTGAAATACGCCAGCTTTAAGCAACCTACCGCAGAAAGCATGTAAAAATCAGATATTTGTTTACATTTCTGTTAGTAATGTAAACGACTGTCAGCCCGTCCGACCGTCACAGCGGCACAAACGCAGCAGCCCCACCCCCATTTTACAATCCCCGAAGGTCTTTTGTACGCGCTACCGCGCATAGCTCTTCCCCCTCCATCCATGTTCCACACCTCTCGCCGCGTCAGCCAACAAAGCCACGACCACGCCACCTACACAGAAATAGGTGGTGTTTTTTGCGCCTATAGGGGGGTACTTTCTAATTCCTGCGGGAAAAATTGAATCTGGGGAAACAAAAAGCCAAAAAATAAAATTTGCGCGGTTGCCTTTCGGCAACATAACAGAAGGCCTACGGACGCATAGTGGGTAAGGCTTGCGTATATGGCAGATCGCAGGCGGGGCGGTGTTGCATGTTTTCTTTGGGCGTTTGCTATGCTGAGAATGTAAGGGAGGTTTGAAGGATGTCTTTTACATTCCAGTGCGATTATTGCGGAGCCACGGTAACGAGCGAGAGAAGGAACAGGAAATCTCCGCACAGATTTTGTGGGTATTCATGCGCGGCAAAGTGGAGATCTAAATACGGCTGTGCTCGAACAGGCCCAAGAAGCGCGGCTGGTGGACTTCCACATGAGAATGTGCGTATCCGGATGACAAAGGAATTGGAATTATTTCCGGAGTTCCGACCGGAGCGTGGAGAAACGTATCCTGCGGAGCGATACGCAGGGCAGGGCGGAGTAAAAAGAGCGGGATATGTCATATGCGTGAATGGGCATCGGGTAAATATCCGGGCGGATGAGTGCGTGGAGGTGTGAGGGTAAGCTTGAGGGAGATTTTATTCAGAGGAAAGCGTGTAGACAGCGGCGCGTGGTCATATGGTTCTTTGGTCATCCGGAAGAAAGACGATGGCGGAAGGAAATACTTCATCAGTGGGTTTGAACCGTTCAGCAAGGCAGGCGAGGTCTTAGGAGAAACCGTCGGAGAATACACAGGCTTCCGGGACACAAGCGGGAACGCGGTGTTTGAGGGGGATGTTGTGGAAGATCTTGCGTTTGGCGTGTACGATGTGGTGATGACGATGTGGGGCTTCCGGGCGGTTGACAGAAAGACCGGGGCAAGCTATGGACTGCGGGAGTTTGGCGGGCTTCGGCGCGTTGGAACGGTGTTTGATGAACCGTACAGGAAGAAAGAAGAAAATCAGGGTGAAGAAGGGCAGGCGGAATGAACTGCAAGAAGAAAGACTGCTTCAACTGCCCGTATCCGGACTGCATCAATGACTATGTGAAAAAAGAGTATGACCGTCCTGCAGCCTATATCAAAAAGCAGGTGGAGCGGCAGTCAGAGAGAATCCAACAGCGTGCGGAGGCGGGGCTTTGCACAACATGTGGGAAAAGACCACCGAGGAATGGATACCGAACGTGCGCAGAGTGTCAGGCAAGGAGCAGACGGTATGCAAACCGGCACAACCGAAGCATCGGGAGAGTACCGGAGAGTTTGCTGGATGGCGTGAGCTTATGCAAGCGGTGCGGAAAAGCTCCGCCGACAAGCGGGTATAAGCTCTGCGAGCGGTGCTTGGAATCGGCACGAAGGGCGCTGGACCATACACCATCACACAGCGGAATTTTCGTGGATAACAATTTTACGCGGGCGCTTCGCGCCGATGCAGAAAGGATGAAAGCAAAAACATGAGTTATTTCGAGAAATACGACGAGATGTTTTCGGAGCCGTCAAAAGCCGAGCAGATCATTGAGGACGCAAAGGCTGCGCTCTGGAATGAGCTGACCGAGGAAGTCAAGCAGCTGATGGACGATGCCAACGAGGCAAGTACGAAGGCCAATAAGCTCATAGCAGAGATATCCAGCCTTAATTTTGAGAAAACGGAGCTGGAAAAAGAAATCAAGCAGCTTCGTGAGCAGAAGGTCTATGTCGAAACGCACGAGGTTCCTGCAAGGCAGGTCAAGGCAATCGTTAACCATCTGACGAAGGACTTCCGCCCCGGCGATGAGTGCTGGGTGATCGGTGCGGAATACGAACGGCATACTTGCGAGAAGTGCGGCGGAAGCGAGAAAGTGTCTGCTGTCATTGGCGGGGAGACGTTTGAAATTGACTGTCCCACGTGCAGAGGCTACGGAACAGTTTCAAAATCAACGTATTTCCCCAAAAAGTCAAAAGTCACGGAAGTCAGGATGTTACTCTGCTTCAATTCTAACAACCGCATGAATGAATGGAGTATGGAAACGTTGAGAGTTGACAGTCGCGATGACTGTAGCAGAGCGGGTTCCGTATTCAAGACGGAAGAAGAGGCAAAAGCGGCGATCAAAGAAAGGTACGGGGACGAAAATGGATGATTTTCTGAGATTCTTCGACAAAGTAAGGTCGCGGATACCGATGCACATCGAAATTGGCTATAGCAGTGTCGTGGACTGGATGATCGTGATTTATGAAGGCCGGTCCTATGCGGAAAGCCAAAAGGAAATCGTCAACGTGCAAAACTGCGATATGGAGCTGTGCTTTGCAATGGCACAGGTTGAGCTTAAAGAATGGCTGCTGAAAGAATGTGGAGGGTATTGAGCTATGAGCTGTGTAAAGAAGGTCAGAGACGTTGACCCAGCCTGCGCGATTGTCGAGGTCACGGATAAAGAAGCGTTTGAGAAATCCGTTGTTTATCACGGCACATTCAAATCTCAGACGTTCAAAACTGAAATCACGCTCGGAGAGGACGAAGCTTGGAGTGAAATTCAAGCCATGGATGCGAAAGGTAGAACGGAGGATAGCAATGGCAAAAGTTAAGTACATCAAGCTTTCCGACACGCTTGAAATGCTACAAAAACTGGATACGGCTGGTCACAATTCTTCTCCGCAATGGTCATTTTCAAGTGACGGGGTGCAGCTATGGAGAGCTTACGAGCGACACAGATGATTGGCGGGAATGGTGAACAAGATCGACGCCCGACAGATCTTTATCCTACCCCGCCAGATGTCACAGAAGCGCTTTTACGGTTCCTAGATATTCCGTCATTTTTCCGTGTTTGGGACCCTGCAGCTGGTGAAGGTGATATGGCGAGGCAAATTGCAATGCATGGTCACACGGTCTATGAGTCTGACATTATGACAGGAACCGATTTCTTAACCGTCGATGGTCCACCTAACGCAGAACTATGGCTGCCGTGTGACTGGATTATTACAAATCCGCCGTTTGCGCTTTCGGAGCAGTTTATTCGCCACGCAAATGAACTTAGGCATCCGTTCGCTATGCTGTTGAAATCGCAGTATTGGCACGCATCAAAAAGGCTGAGATTGTTCCGAGAGATACGACCGGATTATGTGCTGCCGCTTACATGGAGACCGAACTTCTACTTCAAGGAAGAACACGGAGGCGCACCACTTATGGATGTGATGTGGTGTGTGTGGAGTGCAGAAAACGGGCGGAAATCGCATCAACCTACAATTTTTAAACCGTTGGAGAGACCTAAAATGCGAGAGGAGAATCCATGAAACAATACTGCCGCTACTGCGTAAATGCTTATCTTCAAGGTGATGACATGATTTGGTGCAAGCCAAAAGACGAAATTCGAACTGACCGTCAGATAACGCGGCTGAACCACTGCCCACACTTCGAATTTTGCTCGATAGACGTTCTTAACCCAGAACGGGAGTACAGGCCGGTTGAGAAACGGAGGGCGGCGCAGAAAAAGGAACCGGACATGGAGCAAACCACTATGTTCGGCGGCTTGGAATGGGAGAAAAGAAAATGAGTAAACCAAAATACATGAAAGGCGATTGCATTCGGTCGCTGGACGATTTGGTTCTGCAAGAAAACATCTATTGGAACGGGAGAATTTGGAATCGAAAGTGGTTCATGAACCTTCAGATTCAAATGCTTCTGTCTCTAATCAAGCACAAGGCACTACAGTACGCTGTGAGGCGGGACGGCATCACAACGGGAGAGTTTGTCGAGCCGGTGTTATGGCATAAACTCAACGAACGCCCACTGACGGATGCGGAAAAATCTGAATTTTCCGAGCATGGCTATTCGGATTTTGAAATCCCAGAGTATATGTTCGACTGCCCTATGCCTGATGATGAGCAGGAAATCCTAGTCGCAACCGAGTGGGGAGTGGACAAGGATGTGTGCTGTGCCGATACCGACGATTGGGGAAACCATTCGTTTGGATTGGAGGGACGCGGAGATTGGGACGACGTGATCGCGTGGGCGGAAATGCCGAAGTACGATTCTGAGTGACGGAAATTCCAGCGCGAATGGTGCCGCCCGATTATCACTGGGAAAAAGTTCAACGAATTTTGGAAGGAGACGACATGACAGACAAGGAAATTATACAGGTACTGCGTATCTGCGCGACGCATATAGAGAAGGGTTGCGGGCTTTGCCCACAAATGAAGTATGTGCGTTGCACGGAGCGGCTGGCGGATGAAGCTATCACCATGATCGAGCGCCTGACCGCCGAGAATGCGGCGCTGCGGGAGAAAGTGCCGCAGTGGGTCAGCGTAGATGACAGGCACCCAAAGCCTGGGACGCGCGTTCTTGCTACGGACGGCGTATTTGTTGGAGAAGCATACCGAACAAGCGCTGATACGTGGCGCAGATATGATGGCATTGCAATGCGGGACTGCATCGGCAGCGTAGTCACCCACTGGATGCCGCTGCCGGAAGCGCCGGAAACGCCGGAGGGAGGAGAAAAGGCATGAGCAAAATCAAAAAGGTAGGATTTGGGTATACGGTGCCGAAAGAACGGTACCAGGAAGCCGCGGAGAATATCCAAAAGCTTGGCGCTATGTACGCAGAGTACCTGCAGAAGAAAAATTTCGATGGGCTTGGAGAGCAAGATGCGCAAGAGCTCATGGCCGACATCCTGCTTGCCTGCACTGCGCTGCTCTATGTCGCAGAATTTGCGGCAGATAAATGCCATATGGTGCCGCTGCCGGGAAAGGATGGAAAAGCATGAAGATTTACATCGCCGGTAAAATCACGGGCGATCAGGGGTGTCAGGCGAAATTTCAAAGGGCGGCAGTGGGGTTGCGGATGTGTGGGAACATCGTGCTGAATCCGGCGGAGCTGCCGGAGGGGATGGAGGCTGCGGACTATATGCGCATTTGTATGGCGATGATCGACGTAGCGGACTTGGCCGTTTTCCTGCCAGACGCGAAGGACAGCGCAGGCGCGCGCCTCGAGAAAGCATATTGTGAATACGTCGGGAAGGAGTATGTGACATGGAACGACTGACTTATTTCAAAGACGGATACTGGCGAGTAAATTTCAGCGGAGTGCAGTACCAGGCGGATTTTGTTGATCGACTTGCGGCCTATGAGGACACGGGGCTGTACCCGGAAAGCGTAGAGGCACTCAAACTGTCCATGATGGGCAAGGCAATTTCGGAGATCACGGAATTCGACGGTTTGCCGATTGACCGCCTCCGCGAGCTTGCCGAGGCCGACAAGGACGGGCGCGTCGTGGTGCTGCCGTGCAAAGTGGGCGATACGGTTTATTTCGTAAACAAGCAGATTCTCGAATTTGCGGTGGTAGGGTACGCGGTGGACGAAACAGGTATCTCATGGGTTCACAGTGAGCACGTCGATAAAATAGGGAATACGAATGAGCGCACGTTTAGCCCGGATAGATTCGGAAAGACCACATTTTTGAGCCGCGAAGAAGCCGAGAAGGCTTTGCAGGAAATGGAGGGCAAGTAGGATGGCGATTAAACGAATTTGCGACCGCTGCGGGGCAGAGATAAACCCCGAATCGTCTGCAACGTGTGTAAACATCCGCAAGTGGCGCCAACTGGACCAACCGGATATCGAGCTTTGCTGCTCCTGCGCGATGCAAATCAAAGAATGGCTTAAGTCGCGTGTAGAGGAGGGCAAGAAGGATGACTGAAAAGTATATCAGCAGCGCGTGGCTGCTTGAAACGATAGAAGATTACAAGAACATCAGATGCTGGAATACCGATGTCTTGGATGCAGAAACGATCACGCGTGTGCTGGAGGTCGTGGAAAACAAAGTAAAAGGCGCACCGAGTATCGGACCGCGCAAGCTGGGAAACAAGCTTCTTGCAGCAAAAAACATCGCGCTGGAAGTGCATCTAAAGATGGTAAAAGACCATATAGAAGATGCAGAAAGAAGATACAGGCGGCACGAAAGCACCAACAACCTAATGCTGATGAGCTTTTGCAAAGGGTATATCACGGCGATGTGTGAAACAAGGTCGATGCTGGAAAGGATGGTAAGCGATGCCTGACGAATACATCAGCCGCGAGACGGCGCTGAAAGACTTTGAATCCTGCAACGCGGAAAATCCGAACTGGACACCTCAGCGGGTGAAAACGCTCCTGCTGCGTCAGCCCGCCGCCGACGTTGCGGAGGTGGTGCATGGGGAATGGCTGCGATCTGACGATGATTGGAACAGTCTCACAACAATCCAGTGCTCCAGTTGCGGTGAAGAATGGTGTTTCGAGACGGATGATGACGTGAGCCTTCTGAATTACAAGCACTGCCCCAACTGCGGGGCGAAGATGGATGGAGGATTTGACGATGCGACCAGTTGACGCGGATGCAATCTATAACGAGGCGCTGGAACACCACCAAAAAGGCGAAATCGAAGACTGGGAGTTTGACTCGATTATTAACTATCTGGACGGTGCGCCCACCATTAACACAGTAGAAATCGTGTACTGCAAGGACTGCAAACACAAGGTGCGAACCGACGCAAACGGTATTGTCATCTGCTCTGAGGAGCACGGTATGTATTGCCCAACCGAGAATGATTTTTGCAGCTACGGAGAACGGGGGGAAGGAGGCAACGACAATGTTCCAGATTGAGCTTTTATCCGGCGGCGTGTTCTGGGTATACGCCGTCGACACAGCGGAGGATATGTTTTTGATCTACCGAGATTCCAAGTGGAACTGGATTGGAATGGAAAAGTGCAAGCCGTATTACCTCAAGGTGAGTGAATGGGCCAATAAGAAGTTCGTTTCCACATTTTGCAGCTGCGGAGAACGGAAGGAATAGACACATGGGGAAAATTGAATATCTTGAATTTTTACGGTCAAAGCAGAACGTGGCGACCGATGCAGGGTTTGATGCTGACGATCTGAACGAGCATCTTTTTCAATACGAGGCAGATATTGTGAGATGGGCGCTGAAAAAGGGGAAGGCTGCGTTATTTGAAGATTGCGGACTTGGAAAATCCATTCAGCAGCTGTCTTGGGCAGAAAAGGTATCTGAGCACACGGGGAAAAGCGTTTTGATTGTCGCACCGCTGAGTGTTGCGCATCAGACCGTGCGTGAGGGAGAAAAGTTCGGCATTGAGGCAATATACGCGCAAGACATGAGCACTGTCAAAGAAACAGGAATCTACACGACAAACTATGAACGGCTGGGCGGGTTTGACGCTGCTACGTTCTCTGGCGTTGTCCTTGATGAATCCAGCATCCTGAAAGACTATACAAGCGCAACAAAGCAGGTGCTGATCGATATGTTCATGGAAACACCGTATAAGCTTTGCTGTACGGCAACACCGTCTCCGAATGATTATGTAGAGCTTGGAAACCACGCGGAATTTTTAGGCATTATGAGCAGAACGGAAATGCTTGCAACTTATTTTGTACACGACGGCGGAGAAACGCAGAAATGGCGGTTGAAGGGACACGCGCAGGACGCCTTTTTCGCTTGGGTCGCGAGCTGGGCATGCTGCATGACGCATCCTGCAGATCTTGGGTATGAGATGGTTGGATTCAACTTGCCGGATTTAAGGCTGCACGAGATCGAAGTGAAAACCGGAACGATCGAGGCGGAGGACGGTCAGTTTGGATTATTCCCGCAGGTATCTATGTCTCTCATGGAACGCAGAAAGGCAAGACGGGAGAGCCTCGGCTCACGCGCGCGTAAGGCGGCGGAGATCGCCATGATGGAGGATACACCGTGCCTTTTGTGGTGCGATTTGAACTCAGAGCAAGACGAGCTGGAAGAACTTCTTGGCGACCGTGCGTTTTCTGTGCGCGGCGCAACGCCGAGCGATTTGAAGGTCGAGTATGAAAGAAGATGGCGCGAAGGAGAACGAAATATTCTTATCAGTAAGCCGTCAGTTTTTGGGTACGGGATGAACTGGCAGCACTGCTGCCGGGAAATTTTCGTTGGTCTTTCCGACTCTTTTGAGGCTTACTATCAGGCGGTTCGCCGGTGCTGGCGGTTTGGTCAGACAAATCCGGTTGATGTCTATATCGTCATTTCAGAAGCAGAGGGCGCGGTAAGGGCGAACATCGAACGAAAGCAGGCGGATGCGATTCGTATGACGCAGGAGCTTGTGAAGTACACAAAGGACATTTTGAAATCGGATGTCCGACATACAACAAGGATCACAGAAACGTATTTTACCAACGAAAGGATGGATATTCCAAAATGGATGCAACCAGCGTAAAAGCACAGGAAATTACAGACCGCTACGCGCTTTACAACGGAGATAGCTGCGAGATTCTTCCAGGGCTTCCGGATAACTCGATTCACTTTGAAATCTACAGCCCTCCGTTTGCGTCACTCTACACATACTCGAACAGCGAGCGGGATCTCGGGAATTGTAAATCGGACGGTGAATTTTTTGAACATTTCAGTTTCATTATCAAGGAGCTTTACCGGGTGCTGATGCCGGGACGCATTATGGCAGTACACTGCATGAACCTGCCGACGAGCAAGGAACGAGACGGATATATTGGGATCAAGGACTTCCGGGGTGAACTGATTCGCGCATTCCAGAAATCCGGCTTTATCTACCACTCGGAGGTATGCATCTGGAAAGACCCGGTAATCGCCATGCAGCGCACGAAGGCGCTTGGGCTTTTGCACAAGCAGCTTAAAAAGGACTCCTGCATGTCGAGACAAGGTATCCCAGATTATCTGGTGGCAATGCGCAAGCCGGGAGAAAACCCAGAACGTGTGGAGCACACGAACGAGACATTCCCCGTGTCCATCTGGCAGAGATACGCCTCTCCCATCTGGACGGACATCAATCCGTCGGATACCTTGCAGGCTACGTCGTGTCGGGACGAGAACGACGAGCGGCATATTTGTCCCCTTCAACTAACGGTCATCCGCCGTGCGCTGAATCTCTGGTCAAACCCCGGCGATACGGTGCTCAGCCCATTTATGGGGATCGGTTCTGAGGGTGTTGTGTCCCTGCAGAATGGCAGAAGATTCGTCGGTGTGGAGCTGAAACCGACGTGGTATGAGCAGAGCGTTAAAAACTGCGCAGCGGTCACAGCGACCGAGCAGCAAAGCTTGTGGTGATGGTATGTTGCAGGTTCGCTTTTTCCATTTGCTATGATCGAATTGAGGGGAGGCTATGAAATGAGCATCAAGCAGACAGAAATCAGACTCCGGTACATCGGGAAAACCGGATACCACGGATTGAAACACTGGAAGGTGTATGCGGTCAGCATCGTGAGCATGTATGGGAAACTCTGGGTGGAAGTTGGAGAGGAAAGCATTTCATATCCAAGCCTGGCATATCTATGCAGGAATTGGGCAGACCCGAATGGAGGGAAGCTTGCATGAATGACTGTGAACGTGTTGTTTCGTACTGCAAACAGCATGGGTCTATCACGCAGATGGAAGCGACGCTTGCATTTGGATGCACGAGACTTGGCGCTCGAATCTGGGATTTGAAGCACGGGAACTACGGCGTCACGGTAACGGATGTTTGGGAAGAGAAACCTGACAGATTTGGCGTTATGTCGCGGTACAAAAGATATTTTGTGGAGGACATGGAGAAATGAAGATAAGGGAAAGCACAGCGCCCACGCTCAACGAGTACATGAATCAGGACTGCGATCTCAAAGATGTTGGTGCGGTGGTACATCCGCCGCACTACAATGCCGGATCTATCGAGTGCATAGACGCACTCAATGCCATGGTTGAGAGCTGGCACGATCCGGTTGCTGCCGTGCTGGCGTGGCAGGCGGTCAAGTACATCTGGCGTTCGCCTTTCAAGGGAAACCCGGCGCAGGACATCCGCAAAGCACAGTTCTATCTCAGCCGGCTTCTGGAACAATATGAGCGTAAGACGGAAAACTGACAGGCGCTTGACGCTCATCCGACCGTGCGGAACATGCGGACAGATGGTCGTTACATCTGCCGCATCTCCGTTCATGCGGATGGTTGCGCGAGACGGAAAACAGCAGGCAATCACATATTACTGCAGCGAAAGTTGCAAAAAAGCAAGCTATAAGCACATCGGATGCGTGGATGGCAAGGCAGATGAGCGGCGGAAAGAGCGCGAACAAAAAAGAGACGTTACAGAGAAAAATCGCAGATATTACGAGGCTCACGCCGAAGAAATTAAAGCAAAGAGACGGGCGTATTATGCCGAACATCCCGGTCTTGCGGCAGAAAACAGCAGGTATTGGAGAGAAAAGCAAAGATTGCTTGAGCAGGGGAAGGAAGGCAGACAAAATGCGTAAACGGCTATTGGGCGTGGTGACAGTCTTACTGTGTGTTACGGCTTTGATGTCCATTGCTGTGAGTGTATATACGCTTGTGATTACGGCAAGGAGCATCGCGGAGAAGGGTGCGGAGCAAGAAGCCGTTACCGAGACACAAGTGGAACAGACAGAACCGGAGAGAATCGTCAAAGAAAAACCTGCGGGCGCATATGATCTGCCTGTCATATACATGCAGGCGGTTGTGACGATAATTGAAGAAGAACAACCCGTTTCGGTTCAGCCGCTTTTAAATGGAAACTGCGGCAAGGGCGGATTCATCACGGACGGAAAGAACGATCTGGAACTTGTTGCAATCGCCATCTACAAAGAAGCTGGCGGAGATGACTGCAGCGACGAGACAAGGATTATGGTAGGGAACGTAATTATAAACCGGACAAACCACGAGGAATATCCAGACACAGTGGAAGGCGTTTTGCTGCAGCGCAGACAGTACAACACGTTTTACTGGACGGGGGTTGTCTGGCCGGAGAGGGCAAGCCTTGCATCGGAGCAGAAAGCGGTTGAACGCGCGTATGCTTGCGCGGAACGGGTGCTGCTGGGAGAAAAGTTGCTGGAAGATGATGTTATCTATCAGGCGGAGTTCTTTCAGGGGACAGAGCTGGTCTGTTATCAAGATGGCATTTATTTTTGCAGATGAAAAGGAGTGCGAGCGTGAAACGGTACAAAACATCGCCGTGTAAGGATTGCGGATTCAGACGGCTCGGGTGTCACAGTTCCTGCAAGCCATATATCGATTTTCAGGAATACTTGGCAGAAGTCAAAGCCATTAAAAAAGAAGCGCAGGAACGTGCGTGCGTAACATCCAGCTATCAGAAACGGAAGGATCGGGCAATTCGGAGAGGGGAGAAATGCTAGTGAGAATGATTTATTTGGCAATCAACTGGATGATCGTCTTGGTGATGACCGGCGGCGGCATCGTATTTCTCGTAGAAGCGTTCCGGAAGGACCTGTTTAAGACATTCAGCGAGGCGGCAACATTTGGGTCAATCGGAACCTTGTGCGTTATGATCGGGATGCTGTTTCTTTTGAACATCGTCTTTGTATGACGCTCAGAGGCGCATCATGCGGAATTGAAATCCAGAAGGGTTGGATACCAAGGAAGCATAAACAGGGCGCAGGCAGCCACTGGCGGCTTGACGCGCGCGAATAAATGGGGCGGGAGAAGAAAATGCTTAACAGAATCACAATTCAGGGCAGAATGGTCAAAAATCCGGAGATGCGGATGACGCAGAGCGGAACGCCGGTCACGTCCTTCACGCTTGCCGTTGAAAGAGACTTTGCAAACGGGACGGGAGCAAAAGAAACGGACTTTATTGACTGCGTTTCGTTCAGAAGCACAGCAGAGTTTGCGTCGAAGTATTTCCGGAAGGGAAGTCTGACGGTTGCCTCCGGGCGGCTGCAGATCAGAAATTGGGAGGACAAGGACGGAAACAAGCGAAGAAACGCAGAGGTCGTTGTGGATGCAATATATTTTGCAGAGCGAAAGCGCGATGACGCTGCGCCGGAAGATCACGCATCGCCTTCGTATCCGGAAAGCACGCAGCCTTCGTTTTCCGGCGGGTTTACGGAACTGACGGATTCGGATGATGAACTGCCGTTTTGACTTTTGCGGAGGTAGAACGACTATATGAAGGTCAAGAAATGTCCGTTTTGTGGAGAAGAACAAGATATTCACATGAGAGCAAACTACTCCCCAAAAATGCGAGTATGGCTAGTTTTTATCAAGTGTGAAGTATGCGGAGGCCAAACAAAGGTATTTCCGTGCGAAGAAGATCCGGAATCGGAAGAGTGGGAGAACGATGCCTGTGTAAAAGCACTCAGGGCGTGGAACAAAAGAAATGGGAGAAATTGAGCATGGCAGAAAAGAGAATGTTTACGAAATCGATTATTGACAGCGACGCTTTTCTTGAAATGCCACTTTCGGCGCAAGCGCTTTATTTTCACCTGAACATGAGAGCCGATGACGACGGATTCATAAAAAACCCAAACCGAATCACAAGCTACGTTGGCGCATCGATCGATGATTTGCGGATATTGCTTGTTAAGCGATTTGTTATCCGTTTCGACTCTGGCGTGATCGTAATAAAACACTGGCGTATGCACAATACGCTGAAAAGCGACCGCTATCATCCGACAGAATATCAAGATGAACTTGCGCTTCTCTGCGTCAAGCCTAATAAGGCATATACAGAGAAAATTCCGGAACAAGATGACATTCCGGAATTGCAAGAATCAAGTGAAAATTCCAGTGGAACCAAATTGGAACCAGAACGGAACCAGAATGGAACCTCAGACTTAGGTTTAGGTTTAGACTTAGATTTAGGTTTAGGTTTAGGTTTAGAAAAGAGTTTAACAGTATCTAATGATACTGTTTGTTGGACAAAAGATGTCCAACGGGTACTGGATGTGTGGAACTCGCTGGGATTAAACAAGATTCAGAAGATCTCAAAGGACACAAACCGAGGAAAAATGCTAAATGCACGGTTAAAAGAATACGGAGCGGATACGGTCGTCAATGCAATCGAGCGTATTAAGAAAAGTTCTTTCCTCAAGGGACAGAACCGGAGCGGATGGACAATCGTCTTTGACTGGTTCATAAAGCCGAACAACTTCATCAAGGTCATGGAAGGGAATTACGATGACAACACCGGATCAACACAACCGCCACTCAATCCGAACAAGAACCAGGTGCAGACAGACTACGGTTCACCGGAGGACTTTTACAGATGAGTGATATGCAGGAGCTGCTGGACATGGCGGCAAAAAAACGGCAGCCGGCGAAGACAGACGAAAGCGAAGCGCTTGAAAAGGCAGAGGGCTTTGCCGGGATTGCGGCAAAAAACGTCGTGAGGGACACTGCGACAGAGGCGGCAGGAGACGATGGGCTTCTGCGCTGCACAAGATGCGGCGGAAAGCGGCAGGCGAGAATCACAATATGCGACGAGAAAACCGGAAGGACAAAGGAACTGATCGTTCCTTGCATATGCCGGTGCATGCAGGAGGAAGATGCCAAAAAACAGGCGGATAACGCGGAGAAAGAGGAATCTGAACGGATCTCACGTCTGAAAAGAGCTGCGTTTGCAGAACAAACAATGCTGGATTATACGTTTGCGCGCGATGATCGGGCAAACCCGAAGATCTCGGCAGCGCTTAGAACATACTGTGACAATTTCCCCAGATTTCGCCGGGAAGGGAAGGGAATCATCCTGTATGGCTCTGTCGGGACAGGAAAAAGCTTTCTGGCGGCTTGCGTTGTAAATGAGCTGGTCAGCAAGGGCTATGCGTGCCAGATGACAACTTTTTCAAGGCTCACAAACCAGATCGGGGCAATCTGGAACGGAAAGCAGGAATACATTGACCAGATTGCGAGGCTTTCTTTGATTGCGATAGACGATCTTGGCGTGGAACGGGACACGGAGTACATGAACGAAAACATTACGACGATTTTAGATTCCCTCTACGCGGCAAAGGTTCCCATGATTATCACGAGCAATTACAGCCCGAAGCAGATGACCGCAGAGACAGACATTCGCAGGAAACGGATATTTGACCGCATTCTGGAACGGTGCCATCCGATTGAGATGACCGGGGAAAGCCGAAGAAAAAAGATAGGAAGAAATGACTATCTGGAAATGAAGGCTATATTGGGGGTGTGAACCGGGTGAAATATGAAATCCGGCGCGCAATCGACGGAAAAACCATCATGGGAACGGATTATGAAGAATGCTTTTACGACGACGAGACAATACGGAGCATGATGAAAGCCGGACTCAAGGCATACAAAGACGGAAAGGTTTACAGACCGAAGAACGGAGATGCGAAGCATGGTAAAGATCGGGGACAAAATTTCAAGCAGCTTGAGCTGTGTATTTGATGAAAAAGCAGGAAGCGCAGGCAGACCGAGAAACGAAAAATACAAATTTCAGGGAACCGTCATATGGGTACACCCGGAGTGGCGGTTCTTTGTGGCAGAATTTAAGCTTCGGGACGGAAGCACGATTCGTTCATGCTTCCGGGAGGGGGAAACGTGATGGGAAAAGGTCTTAATTATGCGCAAAAACGTCAAATTGCGAGAGACACAGAACTGAAAATCGGTGTACTTACTGGATTTCAGAAAGCTTGTGATTTTTGGGGAATTTCGCTCTACGAAGAAGGGTTCGGAGAAGTCCGGCTGGAAAGACTTGCACGGCGCGTGATGCAGCTTGACGACGAGCTGGGAGATGCGTGGACAAAAAGCGAAGAAGCAGACTATATGCAGGAGCAGGTGGACAGGATTCTAAAAAAAGCATACGGAAAAAACTTTTCACCGTTTGCAGAACGGAATCCATACATTGCAAAATTCGATTATAAATCCGGAGGAACTAGGAAATGAACGTAATTGAGATGGCAAACAAGATGGTAGCAGAGAAAGGAAATGGTTCCGGGAAATCCTCGGATTACTGGAATGGCTTCCAGTGCGGCGCACTGATGCAGAAAGACGAGGATTACTGCGATTTAAGAGACGCAGTTGTATCTCGGATTTTAAAGGGAGCAAAGGTTGAGGACGGTAGAATCAAGATCGTTCTTGAAGAAGGCGCAACGATGCCTGCATATGCGCACGAGGATGATGCCGGCATGGATTTAATCTCCATGGAAATGAATATGATCCCGGCACATGGAAGGGAAACATTCAAAACGGGCGTTCATATGGCGATTCCATCCGGATATTTTGGAGCGATTCGCGCAAAGAGTGGGCTTCTGCGCAAGCATGGCATTATCTGCTCCGGGACGGTCGACTGCTCCTACACGGGAGAGATCATGGTCACGCTGGTCAACACGAGCAGCAAAAATTATCAGGTTTTTAAGGGTGATAAGATCGCACAGATGATCTTGATTCCGTACCACCATGCAGAGTTTGTGCAGGTGGAAAAACTCGATGAAACCGAGCGTGGAGATAACGGTTTCGGGAGCACTGGGCGATGAGCGTTCAAAAGATGACCCCGGAAGAGTTTTCAAGGTTTCGGAGGTTGTTTATTGAAGCACTTGGAACGTATACAGGAAAAGATCTTGTGCCTGTAGATCGGATTGACTTTGGGGAAAAGGCGCCGTTTAAAGAAAGAATAGACGTCCGGCAGGTAGCCGGCGGACAGGGAACAACATTCAAAGAGATTCCGCGCGGAGAGTGGAGTTTGATTCAGACGATGCAAGGGGGAAGATGAATGGAAGAATCGAAGCAGCGAGACGAAATTGTGTTGGAGGCGCTGGAACGGAACATCAAGGAAGCACCGAGGTATGGGGTATGCTGCGACGTGTTTGTGGCGCTGCTTTCTGAGTTTCAACGGGTTATGGACGAGCGGGACGCGCTGATTGCGAAGGGAGCTTGAGATGGACTACGCCGAACGTGTGACAGCGTTTTTTGAAAGCTTCCTTGATATTCCGAAGGAGCCGTATTACTATATTTCAGGGAAAAAACTGCGCCGTGAAACATATATGGAATTTGTTTCACAGCTACTGCAGGAGCATGTGTTTGAAAGCTACGACGATATGCGGAAAGACGCACTGATGGAGTATGACGTTGTGCTTCCAGCGATATTATAAATCGGCACGAAAATCGATACGTATGAAAAACGCTAGTGTTTTCAATGGATTTGCGTTTTTGTGTGAAGGTTCAAGTCCCGCCTCGCGCACCAGAAAAAGGAAGCCCACAATCCGTTGAGATTGCGGGCTTTTCTTGTATTATCAATGGTTTCAGGGATTTTTGAGCAGAAAATATATTTTCTTTTTCGTAAAGAAATTTTCTCTTTAGAAAGCGTTTTTTGCACGAAAATCGGCACAAAAATCGGCACGGATTTTCAGAGCCTTATTCGGCATCCACGTTGTATATTCCCTCATAGAACCGCTCCATTTCCATAGAATGAATGTCTCGTTCCTTTTGAGATTCTTGGATGTAGTAATCGTGAACGATATTCACATCATCCCATCCGCCAATCTCCATAGTCCGCTGCTCAGTCCAGCCGAGATGATAGGCGAGGGAAGCAAAAGACCTGCGCAGACCATGCACGCCCACTTTTGGAAGATCATTTTCTTGGCAGACACGGTTTATCTGACTCCATATCGTATTGGGGTTGCAGGTAACAAGCTTGGTCCGATCTTTTGGGATGATCTCAAGAAGCCTCGGAATGATAATAGGAACGCTTCTGGTTGAGGTCTGCGTCTTGTTTGTTTCCTTGTGAACAAGCTGGTTGTTTTCGTCGTATACGGTTGCTCCGGATACGCGAATGTAGCTGATTTTTCCACTTGGAGATATAATGATGTCGCTTCGATCTAAGTCTATGATTTCTGAGCGGCGAAGAGAATGCAGACCAAGAAGCGCAGGGAGTTCACACGGCTTTCCTTTGATTGCTTTGATGAATAGCGGAATCTGCTCATAATCCAAGTATGGCTGCCCGCCTTTTTTGAACTTCGGAAGTTGGACATTTGGCGGGTCTACGCCGGCAAAACGCATTGCAGTTGAAACAACTGTCCAGCGGTTGCAAACTGTCTTTGGGGCGACAATGGATGTCTCGCGGCTGATCGCCATCTGCCAATCGATAGGCTTTGAAAGATCGCAGTCCATATATTCTTTAAATGCGTTGCGCTGAACCGTTCCGTATTCCCGTATTGTAGATGGGGAGACAATGCCTTTCTTTTCTTCCATCATCTTTGAGATGGCTTGTCGGCAGGTTATCTTTGGCAAGCTCTTCTTTGATTCAATAAATCCTGCGCGTATGGCCTTTGCTTTTGATATGCAAAGGTCTTTTGTTTTTTCGGTGATACTTTGCTTCTCTGCGTCCAGATAAATCCGCCAGCTGCCGCTTGGAAGCTTCTTTGGGGTTGGAACCTTGATTTCGTCTTTCTTCTTTCGCTCTTTGAGAAGCTTTTCCCCACACCAGTTGCAGAAGATGGAGTTTTCCGGGACAGTTCTGCCACAAAACTTACATTCCATTTTGAAGCTCCTCCAACGCGCAGATCGCGGCGTCGCGCTCTTGCATAATACGAAGAAATTCCTGCTTGAGAACATAGAACTGCTCGGCGCAGAGTCCGAACTGCGGCGCGAGCTTGATATTTTCGTCCAGCGCGTCAAGAACGACCTGATCGCGCTCAGTTGGTGATTTCATAATTTTTCTCCTGAAAATTTGAGTATGTGCGCAGAAAAAGCCTATGGCTTTGGTGTTGATTTTCGATAGCGGATAAGAACTCTGGCAATGATAACCGTGACAGTTATAGCAGATAGGATCAGAAGCAAAACGAAGATCCATGCAAAAAAGCCTAGGTTTCCGAACTGGATCAAGCCGGCGTTCCGGATATCGGAGTCAATAATCAGGTAAACGACGAGCGAAAAGGAAAGAACAGCGCATAGCGCGATCAGGACATAGATGACTGGGGTTTTGATGGACAGCTGCTGATAAAGAAGATCAGACTTTTCTTTCTGATGCGCGGCTTCGTCCTGCGCAAGATGAAGATCACCGCGAAGTCGGTTCAACTCTGCGTCCTTCTTCGCAGAGGAAAGCTCAATGCTGTGGATGGATTCTTGAAGGACAGAGGAATCTTCTGCGTCAGGAGAAAGCCCCATCAGCTCGTTCAGGGACATGCCCATTGTGTCGGCAAAGGCTGCGGCGTTGAAAAGAAGTGGGTTTGACTGAGAACCGGAATTGACACGGCTGGTGTTGGAGTAAGGAACGCCGGAACGTTCGGAAAGTTCATTTACGGTAAGACCGAGTTCAAGTCGTCTCTGCTTGATGCGCCCACAATAGGCTTCAAAATATGGCGATAGTTTTTCCATTGATGTCTGCATGATACGCCTCCATAAAAAAATGTTCGATTCAGGTCTGAAAAATGCGATTTGAGATAGGCATTTCGCAAAACAGGGGAGAGATTCGCAAACTGGAAAGTGGACTGCTCAAAAAGATTCTGCTACGATGGAAGCGCAGCAGATGGGCAGTATAAGGGTGCTTCTGCTATGGGTTTTGTCGTCTCTGGCACAGGCGGCAGAACCGTTTCACAAACGTTGTGTCCAATAACAAGTCCTAATTGGGTTGGAATGGCGTAGAAAAATGAAAGAAAAATTTGTGAAAGATTCGGAATTGAATTTATCGAACATAAGTTCTAAGATAAATAAGCTACGAAACACAGCGGAACACGAAAACATAGGAGGGATGAAAAAGTGGGAAATCCGGTAATGCGAAAAGAAGTTGACCAGGAGTTTGCAGAGATTTTGAAGAAGATGACGCAAAGCCAGAAAGTTAGTCTTCGGAAGAAGCTAAAAGACCTCTTGCAAAATCCTTTATACGCTGACGACCGAGATCGTTGAGCCGCAGGTAAAGCTCAATCAGCTCCGGATCGTCGATTGCACCGGCATTGGAAACAGTGCCGGGGTTATTTTTTTGCGCATTTTGCGGGCGGCACATGAGTTCGTCCTCTGAGACACCGAAATAATCGCAAAGAAGCAGGACGGTTCGCGGCTGTGGCATGGAAAGACCGGAAAGCCAGTTTCGGACGGTTGTCTGAGAACAATGGATGTCGTTTGCGACTTTGTAAGCAGATAGTTTCCTTTCCTTCATAAGTTGATCTAATTTTTGTGAAAATTCCATAAAAAGACACCTCCAATTTTGGTTACAGGAATTACATCAGAACTGTTGCAAATACGCCATAAATGGTGTAAGATATGGAGTATAAGCAACGCAAAGCAGAGGCGTAAACAACGAAAAATACGCCCGAAATGGATGAATAAAATTCAATACTGTACGTTAAAATTTTACTACTCCACTTTGCGCTTGTCAAGCTGTTTAAGGGGTGAAATTGTGAACATTTCGAGAAAATTGAAGGACTTAATGGAAATCAAGGGGGTTACGGCATACAAGCTCGCAAAAGACATCGGGTGCTCGCAGACGTCCGTGCGAAATTGGCTGGACGGAAACGACCCGCATCCTTTCATGCTGGATAAGATCTCGTCGTACTTTGGCTGCTCAACATCTTCTCTGGAAGATACGGGAAGAGAACGCAGCCGGGGAAAGGGATGATGGCATGCCGTACATCAAAAAGAAAAACGAGTTCGACAAGGTTTCCAAATTGATTCGCGGATATGCAACGCCGCCGAAGATTGCGGAAATGATCGGATGCTCTGCGCCAACGGCAAGGAAGAAGCTGAACAATCCGCGGGAGTTTACGCTTGGAGAAATCCGGACGATCTGCTTGCGGGCGCATATTCCGGTTGAGGATATGAGAGGGGCGATGACGATATGAGTCTGGTCCGGGAAGAATTTCACGACCGGGAAAGCTGGCTGGAAGGGCGGCAGAGAATCGGAATCGGAGCAAGCGAAGCGGCGGCGGTATGCGGCATATCTTCCTGGATGACGCCAGTTGAACTCTGGAAGATCAAAACGGGGCAGAAAAAACCGAAGGACCTTTCCGGAAATCCGGCACCGGAAAGAGGACACAGATTAGAGCCGGCAGTTCGGGAGATCTTCGCAGCGCAGCATCCGGAACTCACGGTGGATTATCACGAGTTCGACATTTTGCATCAGGAGGAACGACCGTGGCTATTTGCAACGCTGGACGGAGAACTTCTGAAAGAAAACCGGGAGCGCGGCATTCTTGAAATCAAGACATCAGCGCCGGCGAACGCGGCAAAGTTTGCAGAGTGGAAGAATCAGATTCCACCAGCTTATTACTGTCAGGTTTGTCATCAGATGGCGGCAACGGGATTTTCCTTTGTGATTCTCGCAGCGTGGCTGATGCTCTACTCGGGAGACAGAATCTACCGAGAATATGAGTTTAGGCGCGAGGACTGCGAAGAGGACGTTCAGTGGCTGATTGGGGAAGAAGAAAAATTCATGGGGTTTGTTGACAGAAGGCAGATGCCGCCCATGAAAATAAGACTTTGATACGGAGGTAAGAAAATGTACGTAAAAGTAAAGTTTTTCAGAAAAAGCGCGAACGGTTACGTCGGAAATGCGTATACCTACGAAACGGATCTGCCGCTTCGGGTGATGGACAGGGTAACAGTTCCGGCAGGAACGGGAAAGAACCGGGCAATTGTGACGGAGGTCAATGTGCCGCAGAGCGAGATTGACCCTGCGTATTTCCCGCTCAAGCGTATCACGGAATATGACAAGGAGGCGGCGGAAGATGGAAACAACTGAAATCCGCATGATTACAGACCTCGACAAAGCCGTGCCGCAGAGCATTGATTTTAACTTTGAGGAAGTCAAAGCATGGCTGTCTGAAAATCTGGCAGTATACCGGAACATGGTTGTCACGGAAGATGCAATTGCCGCAGCCAAAACGGACAAGGCGAAAATCCGCAAAATCTCAAGCGCGATCTCTGAGCAGCGCATTGCAGTTAAGAAGCGGTATTTAGAACCGTATCAGGTTTTCGAGGCGAACATGAAAGAACTGTCCGGTATGTGCGACGAGGCGTCCAAGAATATCGACGACCAGCTCAAGAAATTCGAGGAACAGCGCAAGGCGCAGAAACGAAATGATCTGCTTGCGTTTTATCAGACGCAGAACGCGCCGGCATGGCTGACGTTTGAGCGGATCGAGAACCCGAGATGGATGAACGTGACGTTCTCGATGGATGAAGCACAGAAGGAAATCACGGAGAAAGTAAACGCCGTCAACGCGGACGTCGAGAGCATTTCCGGATTTGACGCGGAGTTTGCAGACGAGATGCTTCTGGAATACCGCAAGACGCTGAATGTATCCGGCGCGATTCAGCGCGGCAATGAACTGCGGCGCATGAAGCAGGAGAGAGAACGCCGCAGAGCCGAGCAGGAAGCCGCAGAAAAGGCAAGAACGGCAGAACGGGAAGAAGCGGAACGCAGACGCGCAGAAGCGGCTATCGCGGCGAAGCAGGCGCGTGAGGCGGCTGAGATGGCAGAACAGGCAGAAGAACTGACGCAGGAGCCGGCAGAAGAACCGGTTCAGATTCTCGACTTCCGCGTCTATGTGACGCAGGAGCAGAAGATTGCGCTGCGTGACTGGCTGAAAGAGAACAAAATCCGTGTGACGCGGGTTCCGAGATATGAAGATTGACGGAGGGTATAACAGATGAATGCAAACAATCGGCTTGCACCGCAGGCAAAGAAAATGAGCTTTTCACAGGTCATCACATCAGACTCCATGCAGAAGATGATTGCAAAGTCCGTGCCAGACCAGAGAGCGGCGGCGCGGTTCACCGCAACACTGATTTCCGTTGTGAACTCGTCGGAAAAACTGAAAGAATGCGAGCCGCAGAGCGTTGTTGCAGCGGCGCTGCGCGGAGAAGGATACGGCCTGATTCTTGGACACGGCTACAGCATTGTGCCGTATGGGAGTGTGGCAACGTTTGTACTGCAGTACAAGGGCTACATTCAGCTTGCTATGAGCACAGGATTTTATGCGGACATTGACTGCAAGGAAGTTCGCGAAGGCGAGTACAAGGGAAGAAACAGACGAACCGGAAATGTCGAGGTGGATTTCTCGGTCTACGAGACGGACGAAGAACGAGAGCAGCACCCGGTCGTCGGCTATTATGCTTATTTTGAACTCAAAGACGGGTATTTCCGCGCAGAGTATATGAGCATCGATGCGCTTTTGAAGCATGCAGACCATTACTCGCCGGCATTTTCTCTGGAAACCTACAATAAGTTCATGGCGGGCGAACTGGACGAGAAGGAAGCGGCAAAGCTGAGAAAATCCTCGCCGTGGTATGACGTTTCCGGCGGTCAGGACGCCATGTTTAAGAAAACGGTGCTTCGCCGGATTCTTAACAGCGGCTACGCTCCGCTTGCAAATGAAGTAAGAGGCATGCTTGCGACAGATGATGACAGCGGCGTAGTTGCGAATATGCCTGTCATTGACGTGGATCGTGCAACGGGAGAGGTTGTTGACGCGCCGAAGCTGGAAGAGGCGGCGCAGGACAATGATTTCTTTGAAAGCGCAGACGCGGTGGACGAAGAACTCAAAAAGCGCGACGAGGCAAAAGCACCTGCATCGAAGGAAAAGAAGCAGAAAAAGAAAGCAGAAACCGCAAGGGAAGAACTGCCGATGGATGATACGGATTCCTTTTTTGGAGTGGATGAGGTATGAGACCGATCACAAGCAAGATTGTAAAAGACCCGAAAGACCCGAAGCGCGAGGTTTGCGAGACGATGGTGATTTGGGGCAAGGCGTCCAGAGATATGAAGCTGGAATATACCAAAGGCTCCGAGACATCTCCGCCAAAACCGAAGGTGACATTCGGCGTTTGCTACGAGGACAAGCGATTTATGAACGTCATATCCGTCGGGGAATGCCAACAGACCAATATCGCGCAGCGGGTAAAAAAGGGAGATTACGTCCTGATCGCCGGGAGATGGTCCAGCAAGGCATACACGAACAAAAACGGGGAAAGCAAAACGTGGGACGAGCTGCGCATCGACTACATCGAAATTCTGAAAGACGGATTCCGGGAGGCAGTTTCTGACGCGATGGCAGACGCGCTTGCCAGCACGATGGAGCAGGGCTACTTCAAGGAAAAAGCGGATTTTACAAGAGCGTTCAACCGGGCATTCGTCGGCGCGTTCTGGGATCTGTGCCAGTCGATGCAGGCAGAGGAAGAACCGGAACCTGCAGAGGAAGAAACAGGGGAAGGCGCGGACTATGAACTGAGCATATGACGGAGGAAAGCATGGAAGAAATTAAAATCATCCTCCAAACAGCACCGAGAACGAAGAAAAATTCGCAGCAGATTTTCTTCAACAAGGCGACGGGGAAGCGAATGATCGTTCCATCCAAGCAGTACAAGGAGTATGAGCAGGCGTGCCTTTGGCAGATCCGCAGACCAAAAGAGCCGATCAGCCGGGCGGTCAACGTGAAATGCGTTTATTATATGCCGACACGCAGGAAGGTCGATTTATCCAACCTGATTGAAGCATCGCTTGATATTCTGGTACGCGCCGGCGTGCTGGAAGACGACAACTGCGACGTTGCGGCAGCGCACGACGGAAGCCGCGTCTACTACGACAAAGAGAACCCGAGAGCAGAAATTACGATCACGGAACTTTAGAAATTGATTTTGGAGGCAGAAGTCATGGAACGAACGATTCAGAGCATGGTCATTACAGCCGTTGTGCCTTGGAAAAGCATTTACAGGGAGGACACGGCGGCAGAAAAACATACGACGGATACGCAAGAAGAGATTGACTTCTGCCTCAACCACTGCCCGTATGCGAACACGGAATGCTGCAACTGCCTGTCCGGAGGAAAACCGGACACCCGGAAGAAGATTGACCTTGACCGGCTCAAAGAGATGCTTACGCTCAAAAGACCGAACGCGGAGATCTGCAAAGAACTGGGCGTTGACCGGGCGACCGTGTATCGCAACAGGAAGAAACTTGGAATTTAAGAGAAGAATATATCTTAGCTGCGTATAAAAGAAATAATTTAGGAGAATGAAACGCATGAAGACGCAGATTGTAAAAATCAAGGGTGACTGGGAAGAAGTCGTATCGGATTGCCGCGCAACGGTCGGAAAGCCGCCGCTCGGGCACGAACCCAGCACGGAGTTCAAGCGGAAGATCCTGATTTCGGAGCACAGTCCGATTCGGGATATTTCGGTCAAGTGGAAGTGGCACAACATCAAAAGCTGGGTTGCGACGCACTGGGTACGGCACAAGTGGGAGTGCTTCGTTAAGACGCAGCGCACAGACCGGACTGGCATTGACCGGGACAAGCTGCCACAGGACGCGCCAGTTGACTTCACGGGCGACGCAAACGCACAGGCACTGATTGATACCATGCGGAAGCGTTTGTGCCATACAGCCGCGCCAGAGACGCGGGAGTATGCGGAGGACTTTAAACGTGCGCTACGCGCAATCGAACCGGAACTATCAGATGTGCTGGTCCCTAATTGCTGCTACCGTGGATTTTGCCCGGAGATGCAGTCGTGCGGCATGTGGGAGAACATTGCAAAAAACCTCACGAAAGAGGATCTTCTGAGTTGGGAGAAACGATATGGAGCATACAACGAACGGCTCTGGTACAGAAAGAAGCGGGACGACGGACAGAATACTTGTCTGTGACAACTGCGGAAGGGAATTTATCCGGAACGGCTCACACGCGCGGAATGCAAACTTCTGCAATCGGGCGTGTTATCGGGCGGCTATGAGAAGCGGGAAATTTCTGCCGCTGACAAGAGCAAATGAGCCTCTGGGAATCCCGCACAAGAACGTTTTCATCAGAGTTACGCAGATTCTGGACGTGTATGAGGATTACAGACCGGATGTAGGAAGGATCTATCCGGCGGAGAAGTACGAAAACCAGAAGATTCCGGGATATGTCGTTGTCGTGAACGGACACCGGGTATGCGTCCGGTACGGAGAGTGTGAAGAGGTGGAGCATGAGTAAAGCAGTTTTAATTAGCATCCGCCCAAAGTGGTGCGAGAAGATCATAAGCGGAGAGAAAACGGTCGAGGTGCGCAAGACGCGCCCGAGGCTGAACCTGCCGTTTAAGTGCTACATCTACCAGACGGGGCAGGGCGGGGTTATCGGCGAGTTTGTGTGCGATGACATCTTTGAGCGAATCGTGCAGGTAGGGACGAGCTGCGAGACGCCGAAGTATTGCCTTTGCGACTGGAACATGGACTGCACACCGCTTGATAGGATTCTTTCGGACGCTTGCTTGACGCTGGACGAGCTGGAAAAGTATCTGGACGGCGGCGCAGGCTACGGCTGGCACATCTCCAATCTCAAAATTTACGATACGCCGCGCGAACTAAACGAATTTTTCGTCCTGCTGGAGACAAGATTTGGTGCAGAGCCTGTGCCGATCACGCGCCCGCCGCAGAGTTGGCGCTATGTGGAGGAAATGTAATGGACTACATTGAGAAAATCGTATGGCATGAGGTGACGACCAGACCACCTACGGAGGAAGAAAACGAGGAATATAAGCGCATATGGGACGATGACCTATGTTTTGTGTTTGACTGCACCATGCCGGAAGATGGGCAGGAAATCCTTGTTAAAACCAAATATGGAGTAGACACGGACGTTTGTTGCATTGATGGAGGAACATATCTCGAAGATCGCGGCGATTGGGAAGATGTGCTTGCTTGGGCAGAAATGCCGAAGGGAAAAGGAGATGAAGCGGATGGCTGAAATTGCTGCGTCGATCGGGTACTGGTTCATGCTTATTGGAGGGTGGCTGATTGCTGCTGCGTTGCTTGGATTCCTTGGATGGACGGTGTGCAAAGCGTGGAGAGCATTCAGTAATATGTTCCGCAACGTCTGCCGTGTGGAAAGCCTGATCTATGAGTATAAGTTCCACAAGCAGGAGTTTTTGGAATGGAAAGCGGAAAGAGAAAGGGGCGAAAACGATGGACGCTGTTGAATTTTTGAAAGAAGCGAAAAGATATTGCAAGTGGTGCAAAAACACCACGCAAGATGGCAAGAAACGATTGTGCGAGGTTTGCTATTTCGAGAAGCTGAATGACCTATTCAACCTTCCCCCAATGGCATATCGTAAATTCGTTGAGACAGTCGAAGAATGGTCAAAAGAGAATCCTGTAAAGACAAGACAGAGTGAATTTTTGAAGATGTTTCCAAACGCAAGAATCGAGAGTGATGGGATGCCTTCCATTTGTCCAATTGTCGTAGATAAACGATGCCACAATAAAGACGCCGATGCTCTCTTCTGCCTTGAGAGAGACGAGGAAGAATGCAGAAAATGTCGCCTTGACTATTGGTTGCAGGAGGTGGAATGATGGGTGAAATCACATATATGGACTGCTGGCATTATATTGCGCCCTTGATTCCCGTGAAAGCAGACACATTTTCGATAGATGTTTATGTGATGGTGTATCAGGCGCTCAAAGAGGCGGAAGAACGCCGTGTGGGAACGCCTGATAAGAGGCAAAAAGATGCCGGCATTTCGGAGGGATAGACGTGACGGGACTGGTTCGCTGCCCGAAGGGGCATATTGTCGGAGAATGCCGGGATGGGGCGTTTGTTGTGCAGATGAGAAGGCGGCGCGTTGTTTATCGGGCGGAAAAAGCGGAAATTGAGATCGTATGCGAGCAGTGCGGGGATAAAATACGGCTTTCTATGCGGAACGGAGTGATTGAGGTGACAGCAGATGACTAAAATATATGCAGGTGAACGGCAAAGCGGGAAAACAAACATGCTCATCGAAAAATCCGCAGAAACAGGAGCAATCATTGTGGCACCGACGCTCAAAATGGCGAGGTACATTCAAGATATTGCTAAGAAAATGGAAAAGAAGATCCCAAACCCCATCTCAACACTATGCTTTATCCGCATTCTTTCGGACGAGAATATGGGAAAACACAAGAAGTTTCTCATCGATGAGGTTCAAATGGTTCTTGACCAAATGAATGTTGAGATCGCTACGGCTGATAACGATTGCGTTAAGCAGGTGACACGCTATGGCTGACTATGTAAACATGATCGATTTTCTCAATTTTCTGACAGATAGAAGAGAATCAGCCGATGACGCCATGATGGGAATATACAGGAAAATGGTGCTTCTGGAACTGTCTCGTGACCTCATTCAGATGAAACCACACCACTTTGTACCGATGGATACAATTCCTTTTGTCGGAGAATGTAATGGATGCAAGTGGAAATTGGTGCGGCCGCAGAAATGCTCTTGTTGCAGGCGAAACCGCAATTTGAAGGACTGCTACGAGATGGAAGAGACGGAGGACGACGAAGATGACATGGACGAATACTGCTAGGTGGTAAGAACATGAAAATGGAATGGCCAGAAAATGAGGAGTTCAGACCGAACGATATGATTCCTGTTACACACAATGGCAAGGTGATCGGACTTTTGAAGGCAATCCATGAGTACGGCGTGGAAGTCGTAGTATGGAGAGGAAACGCCGGACTTGAGTTTATCGATGGAAAAGTTGTTGCCTGCGAGATTCTGGACGAACCGCATGGTTACTGAGGAAGGTGTGAGCATGACAGTTAGCGAATACAGAAAGTGGCTTTCCGAGCAACAGAAGAAAAGCGACTCGGACGCGCTGGAACATGGAGACTATAAACGGAACATCGGAAGAAGGGACGCATTTCGTGAAGCGCTGAAAAAACTGCCAGATTCCTTTGACCCTGAGAAAGAACCGGAAAAAGAGGGGTTCGACTGGACAAAGGTTACGATGAACACAATCGTAAAACACAAGAAATACGGGTATGGAATTGTTGAATTTGTAAATGTGGTTGATGTCGGAATAGCCGGAGAATACCACTTTTTAGAAATGAAGAACAATGACATAACCAGGTACAAGCCGGCACTCATATGGAGAACAGAGGCTGGGGAACGCAAAGGCGTGCTTCTGACCGCAGACACACTCAAAGATTTTGAAAAAATCGGGAAATGGGGGCCAGATGATTTCCCGAAAGATGCAGAAAGATCATTTTGGAGGCGAGAAATATGACCGTTAAAGAGTACAAGGAATGGTTGACTGACAGAAAAGAACATTGCCTTGCGAGACTCAGCCGCTATGAAAATGGCAAAGACCGCAATATGGGGAAAGCGGTTGCATTTGAGGAATGCTTTGATAAGTGCCCGGATTCCTTTGAAGATGACGCAAGATCACAAGCCGATAGTAGTTCCATTGCGGCGGAGACTGCTTACACAATGGAAAAAATCAAAGAATTGCGCGAGGATATGGCTTCCAAAATCCAGTCTAACACAGACAAAATGGAAAATCTCAAGAAGCAGCTCAAGGAATCGAAGGAACGAGCTGACAACGGCAGGGAGCGGGTTCATTATCTGGAACGAAAACTTAGGAATACAGAGGCGTTGAACGATCAACTGCTACTGGAACTTGCACGCAGACAGAATGCGGATGAATCTGGAAAAGTGAAGTATATTACAGTCGGAAAGCCGGAAATCTATATCGGCGGTGAAAAGGCTGGAAATTGTACCGTGACATTGCTTGACCTGAAACAAACAATTCCGCTGATGCAAAGCGAGGACTATAAGGAGCGGTTCATTGCGGAGTGGGCGCAGACGAAAATTCGGCTCAGTAAGCTGAACCGGATGCTCTTACGGTACTATGATGGGACACTTGATTTCGCGCCGACGTGTCCGACGCTTTTGCTTGAGAAGCAGTCTCTTGCAATGCAACAGTATCTCGATATGCTGGAAATCCGTGCAGCGATTGAGAATGTTGAACTTCCGACTGGTAAGCTGATGGACTGCTGATAAACTCAGCACTGGAAGGAAAGAACCTGACCGGTTTAGCTGGCATCAAAGCATAAAAATACAATTTCTATTGCAATTTCATAAAAAGTGTGGTATAATCCAGTAAAAGAAAAAGTATGACCACACGCCGTTTCGGTGTTTTCCCGTATGGGAGGACTACCGGAACGGCTTTTTTGTTTGTCAGGAGGTACAAATGGCGCAGGATAACAACGAGTTTGAACAGCAGGAGTATTATAACGAGCTTGCGAAAAAAACGTCGGAAAGTCTTGCGTATTTTTATTGCTGCGTCAAGTATGACGTTCCGTTCGCAAGAGACTGCGTACCGCGCGACGAAAGCAGGGACCGATGGCTTTCGTATATTGACAATCTGCATCTGAAAAAGCGGGATGTCAACAAGGCAGGACAGCCGCTTGGCTTCCTCGACGGGCTGACGGACATCACAAAGATATTTGGAGAAGGACTGAAAGACGGGGAGTTTACAAAGGCGGTATACGCAGAAAAGAACGCGCAGAGCGCAAAAGCCGGAACGGTGCGGCAGCGCAAGGACTGGGGACTGGGAAGCGAAAGCAACCCGTATACGAACGAGGATTACGCAGAGTTTGACCGGATTTACACGATTCTCGTAACTGACCTCGGCGGCGAGGACGCAGTGAGCGCGAAGCAGGAGCTGATTCTGCGGAACGTTGCAAGGTGGACAAAGCAGATGAATGATGCTTCCGCAGCCGGGAAATTCGACGCGGCAAAGAAGCTTTCGACTTTAATTCAGGAGAACCTTGCAAGCGACAATCTTCGAAAAAAGGACATCCGGCCGGCAGATATTATCCGAATCGACGAGATTACGGATAAGCTGGAAAAAGCGGGGCTTTTGAAAAACGGAAAGCAGTGCAGCCCGGATGAAATGTTTGCGTTTTTCTTCGGCAGACCGCCGAAGTATCCGTATACGGCAGACGCGGTTGACCAGATGATCTTGATTAACGAAAACCGGATGCGGCAAAATGATGGAATGCCGGAGCTTTCCATGCTGCCGGATGAAATGCGGATTCACGACGATCTGGGAGAGTTTGCAGAAGAACCGAACAAGGAAGAGCAGGAAGCCTATGATAAGCTTGGGCTGATCCGGATGCCGCCGGTCAAAGAGGGCGGAAAGAAAAAGAACGGAGATCAATAATTATGGCACGACGGGCAGGAAAAGTATGGTCGCCCGGCGTCGGCTGGGTTTCCAAACGGGAAGTTGAACAGAGAGACTATTCTTCGTTTGAATCAGAATGGTGGGCGTTTCTGGTCTGGGTGATTCGGTGGTATCCGGATAAAGGATGTGACCTTTTCCGGGACGAATACGCAGATTACGCAAACGAAGAAATCATGCAGCGGCTTATGATGCGGGCGTATGCGCGGTACGCGGACGTCGCATTTACAGGAACGCGAGGCATCACAAAGACAAACACGAAATTCAAATATGAGCTGCTGGATGGTTTGGTATGGCCGGGAACGCAGAGCGCGTATTACGGACCGTCGTACAAGCAAATGGCAGCGATTGGAAGCAAACAGTTCAAGCAAATCGCACATGACTATCCATCCCTTACAAAAGGATGGCGGATCACGGCAGAGAGTAAGGACGATTTTAAGATCGAGACGGATTTAGGGAGTGCATTTTACATCTCCGCATTTCGTGGTGATAACATCCACTGCGTAACGGCGGAAGAATTTGCGCAGGAAGAAAACCCACCGTTTGATTTTACGGAATACTCCACGATTGTTTTGCCGGCAGTTCGTTTGCGGCACAACGTAAACGGAAAACCGGATGAAAACTTCGTATCCTACAAAAACCATTCTATCACAAGCGCAGGAAGAAAGCAGCACCCGTCGTTCCAGGTACGCTGTGAAACAATGAAAGAAATGCAGCGCGGCGAAAGCGCGTTCGCATACGACATGAGCTGGGAATGCGTTGTTTTACAGCAAATGCGTCCTTATTCGTGGGCACAGAAGCTGCGGACGAAGCTGACACCGGAGCGATGGATGCGGGAAATGGAATCGCGCTATACCGGCGCGGACGAATATCCGATCATCTCGGACGAAACGCTTTCGGAGAGCTGCTGCTTGCAGACGATGGAGCGGCAGCACATCTGCAAATATCCGGGATACAAGACAGACCCGAAGGACGTTATTTACGTTGTCTGCTACGACGTATCATATGAGGACGCGAAGAAGAACGCAAAGTGCGCGTGCGGCGTGTGGAAGCTCACGAAGCAGACGGACTTTCTAAAGCGCGACAGGTACTTAAAACAGCTCGTGTGGCTCGATGACTGGCCGCCACCGGACAACGCCATGAAGCAGGCAAGGCGGCTGAAAGACGTATGGTATCGGTTCTGCTTTGACGGCGGAAATACGACGTATATCGCAATCGACGGATGGCAGTACGGCAAGGCGGTTATTGAGGACTTGATGAAGGATCTCGGAGATGGACTTCCGCCGCTTTGCGTGTTAGACCACGCGGAATATACGGCGCTGGAACTCGACGGGGCGCTTCCGGTCATTTACCCCATCAAGGCGGGCGGCACGGGCGTTACTGACCCGGACGCGGAGATGATCCGGTACGCGCAGATCCAGTTTGACAACCATAATGTGCAGCTTCTGACGATGAACACCAGAGAGGGCGTTGAAAGTTACAAACGCATGCACAGAATCAAAGACGATGACATGGACTATCAGATCGCGAGACCGTATCAGAAAACGCGGGAGCTTTCCGGACAGATTCAGAACCTGAAAGCGGTTCCATCCGGCTCGGGCGTCAGCGAGAAACGGATTTCGAAGTCGATACAGCGAGATAGCTGGTCGGCAATCAAATACGGCTTGCGGCTGGCGCAGAGGCTCGAACGGGCGCTTGCTATCAGCGCGGCGAGAAAGAAAAGCGACTGGGACGAAGAACTCGAAAAGTTCAGAGGGCAAAGCGCAACGGCGACCGCCGCACCGCACGGAACAGGCCGGATGGTCACGACACGTCGGGGAGGACGATTGTACTGATGGGAGATTCAGAGAAGAGAGCTTACAGGCTGTATGCGCTTGCGGTGTCGAAGCAAGCCGTGGACGAGGCGATGAAGCAGCGGTTCAGCCGGATTTTACCGGAATATATTCTGATTTATACGCAGGAAGATGCGCGGAACGGCTGGGTAGAGGTTGGAGAAGAAAACCTTTACCGGCTGACAAAAGAGGACTCGGATTGGGTCATGCAGTGCGCGGCTGCGCTTTTCTTGGAGCGGCTGAAACAGTCTGGCTTCGAGGTATCAAAGCGGCTTGGAGAAATGGTTGATAAGCTTTCTGCCGCGTTGGACGAAGAGCGCAAAAAACTATCCAGCAACAAGGAGGAAAAGGCACATGGCGATACCGAAAGAGGAACTGAACAAGGTCCAGTATGAGTCTTTTCCGGAGATTTTCGGTCGATTTCGGAAACTGGCGGCAGAGAATCAGGGAATGCCGATGGCAAGCATTGTATCGGCGTTTGCAGGCATCAACTCCGGGCGCTACGGCATGGCGAACCCGTATATCCAGAACCGCCGCGTAAAGCAGATTTCTTCGCTTCCCGCAAACTACACAAAAGACAAGGTTGCGGAAATGCTGACAAGCCCGTATGAGAATGAAAAGCCGCTTCGTCAGGTGGGGCATATTCTGGAATATACGGCGTATCCGCTGTTTCATATCCGCAAGACCTATCAGAATCTTTTGACCTACCACAGCTATATCGCGCCGAACTTTGTATCGGAAAGCGATATGAAGAAGGACGATTTCTGGCGGGAATACAAGTTGGCAGAAAAGCTCCGGCAGGAGTTTTGCCCGAAGGAAACGGCACATCAGATCGTTGGGCAGGTCGGAACGGAAGGGAAGGTATTTTACTATCCCAGATACAGCGTAGACAAGAGCCACAACAAGGTTGACTACGCATTTTTGCAGCAGCTGCCGTCTGACTGGACGAAGATTACGGGATTCAACAATATTTCGAAGTACACGGTTGCCTTTAACATGATGTACTTCTTACAGCCGGGATGTGTGCCTGAACAGTTTGGAGATCTGTTTACACCGTATCTCTATGACTTCGCGCAGGTTGTGGAAGCGCCCAAAAAGGCGGACAAGTCGCTTGTTTTTGCGCAGAAGCGCATTGACATCGGAAAGTTCCGCGCGATTCAGCAGGGACGAGACTTGGTTGGAACGCCGGATGTCTACTATCAGAACGGAAGATGGTATTATTGGGTGTATCTGCCGCCTGAAAAGGTGTTTACCTTTGAGGCAGACGATGCAAGCAGGACGGCAATCTCGCCGTTTGCAGGACTTTTCCTGAACATGATACAGCTGGCGCAGATGGAGCAGATCCAGTTGGAGTTGATTCAAAATCCCCTCGTCAGCCTTCTGCATGGAGAAATCCCGTACAGAGATGAAAAGGTCGCAACGGACGATGACCAATACAGACTCAGCAACGCAGGGCGGCTTCTTTTTGAAACGCTATGGTATCAGATGCTGTTTGAAAACAACACAAGCGGTATCGGGCTGTATCTTGCGCCGGTTGAAAACATGAAGCTGGAAAGTCTGTCCGAAGCGCCGTCTGCCATGGATATTGTGAAGCAGGGCTATTCCGATACGATGTCGCAGGCCGGCATGGGCGCTATTATCCCACTGGGAGACGATACAAGAGCCGCAACGGCACAGATCTCCTTGCAGATTGAAAGCAAGTTCATGGAATGCGTTTACCGCGACTATGAGCGGATGATGAACGCGATTCTCAAGAGCCTCAACCTCAAGTATGACTTCCGGTTCCGGATGTTTGGAAATCTTGCAGAGGACGAAAAGACGATGGAACGCGCGATGAAGGGCATGGAGCACGGGATTCTGCCGGATACCTTCTTATACAATGCGCTGCTGGACCGGTCGGTGCTGGATGACATCTGCTTGTCTGACGCAGTATTTGCAAGCGGCGTGATGGATAAGCGGCTTCCGCTCGTCACATCGTACAGCGCAAAGCAGGACACTTCCAATCTTCCACCGCAAAAGCAGGGCAGACCCAAAGGGGACGGAGCGGTAACGACAGACGGCTCGGAGGGCGTGATTGACCAATATGGAGCGACAAATGACTGAGTATGTCAAAAAAGAGGATCTTTTTCTGATTAACCGCGCACTGAATGACGATAAGGACGTTCGGATTCAGCGAACGAAGGACGGCTACCGCATCGTTGAGGACAGCGTGAAGGTGATTTTAAAGGCAGTCGTTGAGAAACGGTAAAAAATCATAGAGAACACCCGCACCGAAATGGCGGAGCGGAAGAGCTAACGGAGCTGACGACACAGAAATGTGCCGTTGGCTCCTTTTCTTTTTGGAAAGGAGATGCCTGCAATGGCCCGACTGAAAGAGAAGTTTAATTTTGAAAGCGGCGCGTTTGCCCGTATCCGGGACGCGGCGAAGGAAGCGACCGGCGCGTATCAGGACGCGGCGCGCAAGCTCGACACACTCAAGGAGTGGGTACTGATCGAGTTTGGAATGCCCAAGACGGCAGACGTGATTCACAAGCTCGCGCATGCGCAGCCCGTTCGGTTTGACGTGATTGGCGATCTTCTTCACCAGAGGCACATCCTGCAGATCTACCCGGCGACCGAGGAATACCGGGGCGAACCGGAGACGCTTGACGATGTGTTTGAGGAAATCATCGACGCGCTGCAGAAGATTGAAAACGCGCTGCATGAATGTGTGAAGGTATGCGATGAAAGCGGCGTATATCCACTGGGACGCGGATTTGAGAATTTGCAGATGGAAAACAGCGCGAGCTACGAAAAGTTTTTGTATGCGTGGCAGATGTATTCCGAGCATGAAATGGGCGCGACGAGCTTTGAGAACTGGATCGAGGATCTTTTTGAGGAAGAGGGTGCGTGACGATGCCGCTTACAAAAACAAAGCCTTCCAAGTCTTTTGGTCAGATCAGGGTTTTGCAAAAACTCAATGAGTATGAGTTTGGCGTGGAACTCACGATGATGCGAGACGGGCTGAACGAAAACAGATGGGAATACCGGAATATCAAAGACCATTATCGGTCGTTTGTCGGTCAACCGATTCTGATTGCCTACGTAATGGGGAAAATCGGAGACGGGCATAACAGCTCGGAGAAGGTAGACCCTAGGACACGGGAGAAATACTACTCCTACACGGACGGTACAGCGGAGCGGATTGTCGGAACGCTGTCGGATGACATCAATGATTTTTCCCTTGTGGAGAGGGATGGTCATACATGGGTTGTGGCGAAGGGAAAGCTGTTTGCATTTTACGCGAAGGAGCTTGTCGACAAGATTGTGCGAACAGGGCGCATGAGCGTGTCGGTGGAGACCTTGATTCACGAAATGCACAAGGACGGAGATACGGAAGTTTTCACGTCCTGGAGCGGCATCGGTGTCACGATTCTGGGAGAGGGCGTTGCTCCGGCGATTCCGGGAGCCAACATCGCCCGGTTGTCTGCGATGCAGGATGAATTTAAGACATTGAAACTGCGCGCGGCATCTTTGCAGAAGTCCCCGGAGAACAACGCCCCCAAGGAAGGGGTAACAACTCGAAAAGGAGTGAAGAAATTGAACACTTATAGCAAGAGACAGCTTACGGAGCTTTCCGCAAGATTCGAAGGCTACAAGGTTCTGGCTGCCGGAGAGCAGGACGGCAAGGTATATGTTGCACTGCTTTCCAAGGACGGCGCTTTTAAGAGCTACGTCATGGAAAATGCAGCGGAAACCGTTGTGCCGGAGAAATTTGTAAGCCTGTCTGCAAAAACCGTGGTTCCGTTCGGCGAGGACGCGGAGCTGCGTGTGGATGCGATGGACTTTACGGATGCGACAAGCGGAGAGCTGCAAAGCAGACTGAACCACGCAGAAGCAGAACTCAAGACGCTTGGAAAGCAGCTGGAAGATGCGACGAAAAAGGTTTCTGACATGGAAACATTTGAAAGCGCACGCCGGCTGAACGCAGCGAAGCAGGCAGCCAAGAACACACTTGCGGCGTTCAACGCGAACCGCGCAGAAAAGGTTCCCGACAGCGCCATCGACGGCATTCTCAAGGACGTGGAAAGCGGTCTTTATGCCAACTGCATGAAAGACGGCGCTTGGACCGGCGAGGCAGAGGTCACAAAGTCTGTCTACGCGGTATGCGGCGAGGAAGTTGCAAAGCTGGACGCTGCCGCTGCGCAGAAAAACCGCACGGTATTTGCTTGGGAAAAGTTCGGTCAGAACGCCCAGCATGACGGCGGCACGATTGGCGACATGCTCAATGGCTGGGGCATCGAGACTGCCAAGGAATAAGAAAGGAGTGAGACAAGATGTCTTTTACTGCAAAAACCGCGTTTGAAGCGCGTGTAACAAACAACAGAAACAATGACCTCATCAACGTCACCGGTCGGTATCAGGTTTCCCAGAAGGATGCAGACTGCGACGCCGGCAGACTTGTCATCAGAAACGACAATCTTCCGTGCGCCGGATTTGCGAACGTGAAGAATGAAAACGCATGGTACATGAACGACGCGACCTCTACTACGAACGCCGGTGACGTTGTGTACGCGGCGAACACCTATGAGGTTCCGCTTCTTGCAGGCAAGAACGGTCAGCTCTATGCCGTTGGCACGGAGACGCTCGGTCTTGGCATTCCCGCAGGACGCGACGGCACGTTTACGCAGATCGTCTTTGACGGCACGCATGCGTACCGCTTCGGTATCGGCAACGTGACCGGGGAACTCAGCACCAATAAGTTTTTCACCATTGACGCAGGTCAGCTGAAACCTGCCAATGCCGCACCGACCGCGACGGGCGCACTGTACTTCAAGCTCAGAGGCGAACCCGGCAAGTTCACCGAGGGAACGACTGCCAGCTTTGAATACATCGATGTCATCGCGTTTACGGCTGTTGCCGCAGGCGGCTAATCAGGAAGGAGTGAAACAACATGTCTAAACTGACGCTTAACAGCATTTCCCCGTCTGTGTTTGTTGTGAATGCAGCAGACGGCTCTGGCATCGAACGGCAGCGCGCCGACATTGTGGCAAAGGGCAGAGTCCTTGCCTATGAGCACGCGGTCAAGGGCAAGAACGCCATGCTCGCGGCAAACGGCAAGGCGGAGTCGGCACATTCGATGCTCACCCAGACCGGCTACAGACAGCTCAACGAGAAGTTCCAGCAGGAACACCTTCTGTATGCCGCAAGAATCACCTGCCAGCAGACCGGCGAGGCGGCTCCGACCGACTTTGACGATTTCCGCCGCAACGGTCAGAGATTTTTCAGAAACAGAAGCTTCTACCGCGTTCTGCAGGGTATCTATCAGGAGATCGTGACCCCGATCATCCCGGCTGTCTATTCTGAGGCTGTGGATATGTTCGCAGAGACCGTTGAGGTGGGCTTCGGCGAGACGCATATGGTTTCGGTCGGCTCCAACGACATTCCTGTTTTCCAGGATTCGAGCTGGGGCGCAAGCCGCTCTGTGCCGCGCAACCGCTTCTACAGCAAGGACTACACGCTCAACCCGCAGCCCAAGACTGCGCAGATCAACGCAAAGTGGTTCCAGCTGGTCGGCAACAATCAGGACTTTGGCGCATTCTTTGCAAACATCGTCGCCGGCATGTATGCAAAGACCATGGGCATGTGGAATGCAGCACTGAATGTTGCGAAGGAAGATACAACGCTGATTCCGTCCAACCTGACGTTCTCGTTCGACTCTACGAACTGGATGACCGCTGCAAACCGTCTGTCGGCGCTCAACAACACCGGCATCGGCGGCATTTTCGCCACCGGCTCTATGGTTGCGCTGTCGAAAGTTCTGCCGACACAGGCAAGCGGCTCTTCCAACGTGAACATGGACGCGGCTCTGGCAACGCTTCTTGGCGGCGCTTATAACTCGCGCGGCTATCTGGGCGAGTTTATGAGCATTCCGCTGCTTCCGCTGCGCGATGTGATCGTTCCCGGTACGCAGAACACCAATCCGGAAACGCTTCTGAGCAACACGGACATCTGGATGATGGCATCGTCCGGCAGAAAGCCCATGACCATTGCGTACAACGCGGCAACGCCGATCACCATCGAAATCGACCCCGTGATGGACGCGAGCGACTTTGAGATTGCACTCAATCTCACGATTGCTCTGGATACTGTTGCAGTATTTTCCAGCAAGATTGCCCACATCACCATCTGATGCGGGCATCGTGGGGAGGGTTCATACCTCCGACCCTCCCCACACTTTATATGGCTTGGCAAAGTGCAAGAAGGCGGTGCAAGTCCGCCGAAAGCCGATACGATAACGACAGTGCCATGAAATCTGAAAGGAGTATGAAAGATGGCTGAAACGAAGAAAAAGACGGGAGAAACGGCAAAAAAAGGCGGCAGACCGCGCAAGGCTGCGGTCGTTCCGGAAACGGCTGCAGAGGATGATTTTTTCCAGATCGCAGAAGAAGAGGAAAAAATCGAAGTCGACGCGAAGCAGGCAGAAGAAAAAACACCTGAGAAGGAAGCGGAACAGAAAACCTATACCGAAGAGGATGTGCAGCGCATGATCTCGATGGCGGTTGCAAAGGCGATGCAGAGCGTTCCCACGCAGCCGGCAGCGCCGCAGATCATTCAGGTTGCAGCGGATACGGAGAAGGTACATTTTCTTTGGCAGGCAGAGGTTGCAGACGACAACATTGTGCGCTTCGGAGAGGGCGGCATGTATGGGCAGATCGTTGGAAAGACGGGAAGCTTCTATGTGCCGAAGAGCGAGCTTTCCAGAGTTCTGACAGAGCGCAACCGCGTATTTTTAAAGCGCAGATGGCTGATTGTCGTGTCTGGGCTTGACAAAGAGGAACGAGAGGCGCTTGGCGTTGATTATCAGGACGGGGAAATTCTCGACCAGAAGGCATTTCAGAAGATGGTAGAGCTTGGAGACGAGCTGCTTGACATTTATCCGAAGCTCTGCGAGGGGCATAGAAAGATGGTTGCAAAGAGATGGGCAGAAGCCTATGAGCAAGGAAACCGGAATGTCACAAGACAGCGCACGGTCAAGCTCAATGATATGAGCAAGGCGCTCGGCGGCGGACGCGGAGATTTTGTCGGAATTATCGAGAAAATGAACGCGCAGGACGCGCAGTAACAGGAAATATGGAAGGGCGGCGGTTTTGTAATGAATGACAAGGAAAAGATCGAGGCGCTATGTGCGGTAATCGAAGAGATTCTTGAGCTGGTTCAGGACGAAACCGCCGCAGAATGTTACAGGGAGAAATATCGGCAGGCGGTTGCTTGCGAGGATGCGTTTGAGGACGAGAGGTGGAACTGATGGGAACGCCGTGGAGTGAAATTATCACAGATTATGCAATGGTCGTGATCGGCGACACAAGGATGCGAGAGGATCTTGCAACGAACCCGGCACTTTTCTTCCGGAGGATGGCAGGGTGGATGCAGATGTCGATTCCGATGTTAAAGTCTCCACCGGAGCTTCTGGTCTATCTGACGCAAGGACTGATACCGCCAGAGTTTTCGGACTTTTCCTGGCAGAGCACGCAGGAAAGCACGGTGACGGAAACGAGCGTTGAAACGGGGAAAACAGGATTTGAGCTATGCTCGTGCGTGCAGGTGATTCGGCAGAGAAACGGCGATGCGGTGTATGCGCCGTACGCGGATTTTACTTACAACGCGGAGACTGGCGTTGTGACGTTTCCGCAGCAGGACAACGCTGGAACGGAATACAGTCTGGATTTTTACACAGACGGACAGTTTTTACACGAACTGAGCTTAAAACAGAAGCGGCTTCTGGCGCTGGCAGTTGCGGTGAATTGGGACAACCGATTCAACCGCGAATGGCTGAATATTCAGCCGAAAATTCACGACAGGAGTTTTAACCCGCCGAACGAGAACACGACGATGAAGGAATCTACGGCGCGGTATGAAAAAAATGCACAGCTATTTTATGCAGAGCTGCGCGGATATGAGCAGGAATGCGCGTATATGCGGACGGTAAATCCGGCGCGGCGCGTTTTCCAACTGCTTTGAGAGGAAGAAAACAGGGGGGGGTGATACCGCTTGGCAATTACAGACAGCATCAAAAACGGCATGATTTCGGAAGGGAAACTGCATCAGGCGGCAAAAAACACCCCGTCAGAATATGCAGACAGAAAACGGCAGTATCTTTCAGATCCAACGACACAGTTTGTGCATGAGTACGCAAAGTACGCAGCGAACTTCTTCGAGGCAAGGGTGCAGGGGCTGAATCCGGATGACCCATACGAATGGGAGACGGTACTGATTCGGATGGCAGACATCGCGCCCGACTCTGCCTCGACGCTTCGGAAAAAGGACGATTACAAGATCGTTTTGTTTGCTGACGCGAGCATCGATTATGTCCCAGAGGGGGCAAAGATCGAGTGTATTGGTTCAACGTGGCTGGTTATCAATCCGCAGAACATTTCAAGCGAAACGGCAAACGCAGTGGTTCAGCGGTGCAGGTCGGTATGGAACCATCTGGACTGGTACGGAAATCTTCTTTCCGAACCGCTTTGTGTGGATAAGGCACTGCTTTTGTCGAACGATTCAGACATGCAGGACTACGCGCTGATCTCGAAGGGATATGTAAACGTTTCGTGCCAATGCAACGAGCAGACAAGAAAGCTTGGAACGAACAGCAGAATTATTTTGGGGTCCGGGGCATACCGGATCACGGGATTCAGCGATTATTCGATGGAGTTTACGGGGGACTACAGCTCGGTACGGATGCTGGAATTTTCCGCGCGGTATGAACCTGCGAACATGGAAATAGACGATATGGAGCGGCACGTGGCAGGCGGCAAGGCGTTTTCCTGGGAAATCCGGATTACGGGAAACACGGTTATCAAAACGGGCGCAGCAAGCCTCCTCGCGGCGCAGAGCATCCGTATGGGAAAGACGGTAGAGACAAGCTGCGAACGGGCAATCGGCTATCTTTGGAAGAGCAGCAACCCGGATGTTTTGGAGGTTGGGCTTGACGGGAGCATCTTCGGTATTTCAGAAGGCGAGAGCGTTGTTACATGCACGCTGGCGCAGAACAGGGAAATTCAGCAGAGCGTGAGGGTTACGGTTGTGCCGGCAGAGGGAGAAAACGAGGTCGCTTTCCTCGGAAACATTCCGAAGAGCATCCGCGCGTATGAGTCTTTGACGCTGGAAGCGGCGTATTTTGAAGGCGGAGAGCAGCGGCTTGATCGGGTCTCGTATTCCCTGTCCGGCGCAGAGCGCATGAGCTATTCCTTCGAGGTTTTTGAAAACCGTCTGACTGTAAACTGCTGGGGAGACAGCAAAACGCCGCTTGAGATTACAGCGACGGTTGGAGACTACTCCACAAGCGTAAAACTCGGATTGGAGGGGCTTTAAGTATGGCAATTTCGCTCATGCAGGGTGACAGCTACCCGCTGCCGTTTGTGCTTCGGATGATGGACGGGACGTTAATCACGGAGGACTTGGTTGAGATCGTGGTTTTGAATCTCGGCGGCATGTCTCGGCAGTATCCGGGCGATGTGGAGTACCGGGACGGGAAATGGCTGTTTCCGGTGACGCAGAAGCAGAGCTTTTCGCTCAAGGGAAGCGTGGAGCCGCAGGCAAGAGTCCAGTTTAAGGGCGGCAATATCTTTGGAGGAATCGGAAGAGCGATTGACGTTTTTTCGTCTCTGAGCAAGGGCGTTCTTCCGCAGAGCGGCGCGGCAGGCGGCGAGTCCGGGACGCAGGACGTGCCGGTGGATATTCCGGCAGTCTGCGGAAATGTCCATGTGACGGTCATGGCGGCGAGCGCGAATATTGCGCTTGGCGCAGTCCGTTATGATATTGCGCAGAATCTGACACCGGAGCAGAAGCAGCAGGCGCAGGAAAACCTTGGCATCGGTTCCGGCGATGACCGGCACTTTACATTCACGCAGAGAACTGCGTCTGATCTTTGGATGATCCAACATGACCTTGGAAAATATCCTTCTGTGTCGGTGGCGGACAGCGGAGGAAACGAGGTCGTTGGTGAGGTCACATACCTGACAAAAAATAAACTGAGCATCGCATTTACAGCACCATTTTCCGGAGAAGCGTATCTCAACTGATTTTAACCCGAAAGAGAGGAATTTCACATGAGCAGAAAAGTTCTTACAAACCTTGATTTAAGCAAAAACGAGATCCAAAACGCCGTCATTCAGCCGCTGGCTTCGCCCCCTGCAAACCCGAAGCTTGGGCAGATCTACACAAACTCTGCCGATAAGGTCATTTACCAGTATGACGGGGAGAAGTGGAAGCCGGTCGGCGTTGTGTATCAGCAGGTGAGGAAGCACCGGGGCGGTAATCGTTGGGCTGGACAGCAGCGGAAACGTTACGACCAAGAAGGTTATTGAGCTGACGCTGACGGGCTATCAGCCGGTAGAGGGCGGATATATTGCAGACGGCGATACGCTCCAAAAAGCGCTTTCTGCGCTCGATACCGCCATCAAAAACGCGGTTGCAGGAGGCGGCGAGGTAAACCAGAACGCCTTTTCCAATGTTACCGTTCCGCAGCAGAGCACGAACGACACCGCCGAAGTTGCAGGTCAGAATGCAGCGGCAACGGTTTCTGCAACCAGCAAGACGGATACCTTCTCGCTGGCTTCCGGCGACAAGTGGATTCATGTCAATGCGGATGGAACGACAAAGGTTATTACGTTTGGACATGCGTTCTCCGGTGCAGATGCGAAGAAATACGGCGATGGAACACATGTGGTTTCCTTCACGATAGACAAGGCAGGACACGTTGTAGCGGCAGAAGTTGTGGAGATCGCCGGGGCGCAGTATATTGCCGGGCTGACTTCCGACGCGCAGGAACAGCTTAATTCCAAGATTCCAGCATCGGAAAAGGGAAAGGCAAACGGCGTCGCAACCCTTGGTGCAGACGGTCTTGTTCCGTCTGGCCAGCTGCCCAGCTATGTCGATGATGTCGTTGAGGCGTATATCGTTGGGTCTACGCCGCTTGCAAATGACTGGCTTTCTTTGACGGCAGGGGGCGCGGCACTTACGCCGGAGACCGGAAAGATCTACGTCGTTATGACGGAGGGCGCGTATCAGAACAAGCAGTACCGCTGGGGCGGAACAACCTACGTTCTTTGCAATCCTTCGGACGTAAACTCGGTCAACGGAAAAACCGGTGTTGTTGTGCTGACACAGGACGATATCGGCGAGGGCGAAACCTATACGCAGTTCAGCAAAGAGGACAAGACAAAGCTGGGTGCCGTTGCCGAGGGTGCAACCAAGAATACCATTACACAGAACGGTACAGAAACGGCGAATCCGACGTTCTATGCACCGACGACAGGCGGAGAAGTTGGTCAGGTTCTGACCTCTAACGGCGAGGGACAAGCACCGACATGGCAAGCAGCACCGGAGAATCTTCACAAGTATACCGCGACAAACCCGACGATCACAGCAAATGGAGGTGCTTTTACATGGACCATCGACGCGCAGGCGAACGGTCCGAAGTATCCGATGCTGGTGCAGGTGTATGAGGCGGCGACAAACGCGATGGTGCTTGCGGATGTGGTCACAAACGCAAGCGGAAGCATCGTTATCACGATCAATGACACGGAAAACGCCGGTTCTCTTACAGCCGGAACATATCGGGCGGTTGCAATCGGCTGAGAAAACGAGGGTTCACCATCTCAAAACGATGGTGAACCTATAAGCAGGAGGCAGAGGGTATGAAGAACTTAGGCGTATACGACAACAATTTATCCACGCCACGGAAAAAGGACGTTGACGAGCGGCAGGAGAAAATTCCTGTTACGGCGGCTGACAACGGCAAGGTTATGATGGTTGTTGACGGAAGGTGGACAAAGAGCGATGCTTCGTCCGGAACGAAGGTTACGCAGTATTCGGGAACTCTGCTGGCAAATAGCTGGGCAGAGGATGCATACGGCTACCAGGCGCAGACGATCACGATCACGGGTTTGAAAGCCGCTTACGATGTAGACCCGCAGTGGGACGTGGCGCTTTCAGGGACTGACCCTGACGCGGACGCAGCATTATTAGAGGGTTTCGCGCTCATCCACAACTACAAGACGGGCGTGAACTCTTTGACCGCGCAGTGCATCGGCAAAGCCCCGACGGTTAATATCCCCGTGAAGGTGGTGGTTTTCGGATGAGCGGAAGGAGCCCAAGATGGTTTACTGGAATTAAGCCTTCATATGAGGCAAATTTTTCGGATAATACCTGGGAACAGATCATTGCTATCTGCCAGAAAAAGGTTGTCCCCTCAACGTGGAAGATTGGAGATCAGAAGGCGATGATGATTGGCTCCACGGACTATCTGGTTGACATTATCGGTATCAATCACGACGACTATTCCGATGGCTTCGGCAAAGCCCCGTTTACCTTCCAGTTGCACGACTGCTACGGAAAAAACGAAATGGAGGGCAGCAACACAAACAGAAACGGTTGGGCTGGCTGCGCCATGCGGCAAACACATCTTCCTGCCATCTTGGTTCAATTGCCGCTGGAAGTGCAAAATGGCATCCAGAATGTGAATAAACTGACATCTGCGGGCAACAAAAGCACCACCATCGTAACAACGGCAGACAAACTGTTTTTTCCAAGCGATGTGGAAGTGTTTGGTGATGTTGATTCTTCCGCGCCAGGCGAAGGTAAACAATATCAGTATTACAAAGAAAACGGAAGCAAAATAAAAATGCTAGACGGCGCGGAATCCAGATGGTGGACACGTTCCCCGTCTATAAACGGCACCACAAATTTTATCTTCGTATCATCCGCCGGCACTAAGGGAACTATCCGGGGCGGCGCTGCGCTTGGCGTGCCATTTTGCTTCTGCTTCTAGGGGGTGCATCAATGGGAATGTTTTTACGAAGGGGACTTCCCAGCAAATTCATGGTAATTCTGAGCGTCCCTGTTTCTTACAGCAGTACCTATTCCATGTATGCCGTAGTTAACGGCGAAAAACTAACGGATGCTGCAGCACTGACGTTTCCTTCTGGAAGTAAAGTTCCGATCACCATATCATATAAGGCACGAAACAGCCGCGGCAACGTTATTTTGAACGGTGTAACTGTATCAAACGAAAAAGAAGGTACTTACGAATTTGTAGCCACAACAAACACACGCATTTTGTTCGAACAAAAGAAAACATATGACGGAAACGGCAACGTTGTGTGGACACCGACCTGCACCATCACGGAAAATTGATTTAGGGGGTTATTTAATGTACATCACACACAACAATCAAACCTACGCGAACGTCCGGGTATACAGCACCTCCGGCTCGGTCCGGTTTACGGGCGATTCTCTTTCGGGGGTGACAGAGCTGGTCGGTCCAGTCACGGTCTATGCGGACAATGATTTTGAGCTGCGCGTCTACACGCCGGGCAACTTTCTACGGCAGGACATCAAAGACGGCAGCTGGCTACTGACGAATATCCCGCTGCCGGAGCCGCAGCCGGTTGTTGCAACGCCTGTCGTCTACGACCTTCTGCCATCCACGGCGAATATGGTGCGGATGTTGATGCGGGGCGAGAAACCAAAGACGGCAGATGAAATTATCATGTGTTCGGCGCTATATGATGAATGGATGCCGGGCAAACACGTTGCCGGAGACATTTTCTCTGTAGACGGAGACGTATGGGAATGCTATCAGAATTACGACAATGCGGTATATCCGGATATTGTGCCTGGTGGCTCTGCATGGTTCACCTTCAACAGACCATATCATGGCACGTCACGCGAGACGGCGCGGAATTTCGTACACCCAACGGGCGCGCACGACGTGTACAAGGCAGGGGAATGGGCCGTGCAAGACGGTAAGTTCACCAAAGCGAACCAGGATACAGCATATAGTCTAGCAGAATACCCGCAGGCGTGGGATGTGGAAGAGTAACCGCCAGAGGGAGAGAAAGGAGAACACATATGGCGGACGGGCAGAAGAAGCGGAAGGTTCGGGAGACTTATCCCGACGAAGAAAAGGAAGCGGAAGGATGAACGGGAAGTGCGAGTACGCTTACCGGAAAAACGGGGACGTTAGCCTTCACTGCCGGTATCTGACGCAGAACGGAGCGCGGCACGACTGGTGCGCGCATCAGTATCTTTGTGGCAGAACGAGGCGGTGGGAGGTTTCCGAGGGGGCATACGGGTGCGATGTCCGAAAGGAAAAGAAGAAGTAAGCACAAGACCATGAGAAAATCTGAAAGGAATGGGGAAATCATGGAAAAATTCACGATGACAAAGGAACACTTGATGCAGATGCGGGACTATGTGCCTCTGGAAGAGAAGATGAGGTTTATCAAGGAGGCGGCAGACGGCTGCTTTGACCGGATGGAGCTTCGAATTTCCGGCGGCGCAGAGAGCCTTCCAATGCCTCCCATGTACAAGGACAACACGTCGATCAAAAGCAGGATGCTGATGGGTGCGTTTTCCAGACTGTATCTTGGACTTTCATATGAGCAGGAGGGGGAAAACCCGTGGCTGATGAGCGTTTGCGACTATGACGCGCTGGCAGGAAGCCATATTTTCAACCAGATTGAACGGCTCAAGGCAGAAGGGGGCGCGGTGCGCGACAAGGCATTTGACGTGCTTTCCGACTGGCGAGATCTTGAAAAGCGGTTTAACACCGAGGTCTACAATATGATGCAGGTGATGAATGAGCCGGTGAGCCGGATTATGATGGCGATGCAGATGCAGACGACACCGGAGACCATGCAGGGGCTAAAGGAAGAGCTGGAAAGCGTCAAGAAGGAAATTGACAATTATGCCGCGCAGAAGAAAGCGACGGTGAAAGTAAAATGAGCATGGTTTCGGTCAACTCCGACACATATCCCTATGAGAGAGTGCAGACGGGGTTTAACCGGCTCAAGGGTTCGGAGGAAATCCCACTGAAAATTCTGCGGTATCTGATGGACCTGCCGAGCGAAGGGTATACGCCGAAGGACGACAACAGCCGCGCACGGGTGAGGCTGATGAAATATCTCTGGCACGACGGGGCAAGACCTCTTGAGCAGCCGCTTCCGACGGCGAAGGAAAAGCTCTCGATGCTGTTTGACGGAGAACACCCGGCACTCAACACGCAGGAGGAAAAGGCGGCGCATCCGAAGGGGTATCGCATTTATCCGCAGAGGGTGTGGGGGCAGAGCGACACGGAAGCCGGGGTCACGCTGAAACTCTACATGGGAAGAAGCATTGCGCGGGATAATTTCCACACGATGCTTGGGCTGCAGTTTGAGATTCTTGTGAATGTCAACCTGGAAAACACGACGAGGACAGATGCGTATGCAAGAAGCTATGACATTGAGCAGTGCATCATTGAGGCTTTGCATGGGGTAAATATTACGGGAATCGGCGTTGTGGATTTTTCGAGGATTTCCCACGCAGACAACGGAAGCACAAGCATTTTTGACTACGGCACGCACTGCGGAAGAAAGCTCCATATGAGCGTGATGTGGTGTGATTCTGAAATGGATGTGCCGGTGGAGTAAAAAGAGAAGAACAGATTCTTCCGCGAAACGGCGCGGAGGAAACAGCTGGGAGAGCTGACAGGGCATGGGTTCATGCACTGCCGGCTCTTTTTTGTTGGCTATCGGAAAGGAAAACAAAAATATGAACGACCTTTCTTACAGCATGGTTCGGGCAATCGACCGATACCAGACGATAGAGGTTGAGGGCTTGCACCTATATCCAATCCGCGTCATGGAACTCGACGAGTTTATGCTGGCGCGACCTGCGATTGAGTTTTTGCAGCAAAGTCTCCCTGTGACTTTGATCTCCAAACCTCTTTTGCAGGCGTTTTACCAGATGGATTTTGACGCGGCGGCAAAGGGAGAGCCGGGGACGGGCCTTTTCTTCCGGAGCTTGCTTTTCCTGCTGCTTGCGCTGCGGGCAGGGGAGGGGCAAAGCGCGGAGGAACGGCTTGGACTTGTCTCCATTTTACCGGACGAAAGAAACCAAAAAAAGCTGAAAAGTGTCCGCATTCAGACCGGAAGCAGAACGTTTGCAGACATTACGCCGATTCAATTTCAAAGGCTTCGCCCAATTTTGGCGGCTCAGAACGGAATAGAGCTTGTGTCGGAGAGCGCCAACCCTGAACTTGTGCAGGCTGAGAAGGACTTGGCGGAAATGAAAGCGCCGAAGCTTCGGTATGAGGCAGCGTCTGTGAAAGCGTCTATTTCGTTCATCAGCGGAATATCGGACGTGGAGATGGACGAATGGCCGGTGCTGCGGTTTCAGCGGCAGAAGGACGCTGTGGTGCGGATGATGGGGTATCTCAACTGCGGCATGGCGGAGGCGCAGGGGGCAAAATGGCCGCACGGCAACCCGTATCCAAGCCCCCTTTATGACCGGGAAATCGACTACTGCGGCGGTGTGATCGATATGGCGTCGTTTGCAGGCGGAGCCGGTATGCGCGCGGTAAAAAATGCGGGCAGCAAGACAACATGACACTTTAAATCTTCAAAAGGAGTGAACAAAGAATGATTCAGTTTACCGACAAGAGACTTTACCTCAAGGGTACTTCCGAAGCGATCTGTACCGATAAAGTTACCGGTGACATCGTGTATTTCTCCAACAAGTTCCAGAGCGGCAACGTGACCACGAGCGTCACCATGGGCGAAATCCGCGCGGGTCTTGGCAACGCTGTTGCGGCGATCATCCCGTCTGATGCGACGGTCAACGTGGAGTTTGTGGCGGCGGACTTCTCGCTGTTTGCAAAGTCTGCACAGCTCGGCGCAACGCTCAAGTATTCTGCGCCCGTTATGACGTGCCAGAATGTCACGGCGGACGGCACTTCCCTCACCATCGACGTCACCAAGGGCACACCGGTTGCGCAGCTCGGCATGGCAAAGCCGCAGTGCTATGTGCAGGAGATCGGCGCGGCAAGCCCCATCGCCGTTGGCGGCAAGGCGTATGACATTTCCGCAGCAGGAGAGGTCGCAGGATTTACGGCAGTGTCCGGAAAGACCTATAAGGTCTGGTATTTTGCAAGCCGCGCGGACGCACAGCTGGCAACCGTTACCACGATGCTTGACCCGAAGGTTGTGCATTTTACGGCGGCAATGGCAGTGTATGCAAACGAGTCCGGTTCTGCGCAGAATGAAGGCACCCGTCAGGGTACGCTTTATGTGATTATCCCGTCGCTCAAGTTCGGCGCGAACGGCGGCGTGACCGGCGATCAGGGCAACAATGACACCACGTCCCTTTCCGGTCAGGCGGTCATCAACGACTCGACCATCATTGGCGATTCCTGCGACGAATGCTCCGGCGGCGGCGCAGAGCTGGCGTACTACCTGTATGTGCCGTGCAGCTCGGACGCAGAGAGCGTGGAGGGCATTGTTGCAAATGTCGGCAGCATTTCCGTTGCACAGTCCGGCAAGTATCAGATGCAGCCGAGAATCGTGATGATGAACGGCGAACTGGTCAAGGGCGACGCCAACACCTTTACCTACACGGCGACCGGCGCTCCGACCGGCACGACTGTCGGGGGGGGGCACGCGGCGCGGAGCGCC